GGTTTTATTCTAAAACCCTCAAATTACAAGAGAACCCACACTCTTTCTTGTATTTCCTCCTTCGTCGGAAATACAAGGTAAATTACATAAGAACCCACACTCATTTCCGAGTAAGTATAAAATACAGAAATACCTCTGCTCAATTAAATCTTTAACTAATCATACTAATACTTATCCTATGATTACTTTAGTACAAACTAAGAACAAACAAGGGGAAATCAACCCCCTTGTAAAAGAAGGTGTTGATAAAAATGGTAAAGCTTTCTTCTCAATAGCATTGTTTGAAGAAGCTATTACTGTAAATAACTCAAAGTCAGGTACAGGATTCATCCAAACTCAAAAGAGAATGGCATGGGTTCAAGCTGAAAAACCTGAATATTTGGCTTATATCCTATTAGGCACTATGGATATAAAGAAATTAGTGCCTGGTGCTGAGGTGAAATCTGGAAGACTTGTAAGAGTATTATCTTTCGAGCCTTTTAGAGAAGACCAAGAGCCTGTTATTAATCCCAATACCAAAGAGCCTGCTCTGCTTAATGGTAGAAAATACTACTCTAAGTATACATGGGACTATAACTGCTCTATGCCTGATACCTCATGGGAAGGTGAAACTCCTCACCAAGCCACTTCCCAAGCTAATGCAAATGAGCCAGAACCAATTGATGCTGAGCAGTTTGCATAAGAAAAGATGATGTAAGTAGTTGAGAATAACCCCATTACTCCAAATGTGGGTTATTCTCTTTTTGCTTATTTTCTTATTCTTAATAGCTTGATAACACTTTAGTTTTCTTTTTCACTTGATTTCTTTTATTTTGCCTAAGTATAGTATATACCCAAAAGGGTATAAATTATTTATGGCAAAATATCATTATTTTATAGCTAAAAAACAGATAAAACATAAATACCATGAAGGATTCAAATTTACAAAAGAACAATTACACAGCTACTGAAAAGGATTTGTGTAAAGCTATTTTCTCTGTTGAAGAGGAATTAAAATCTTTCCAATATGCAGAAGATTTCATACATCTATTTAATATTCGTGATTACTTAGATATGATTAAGTCTTTGCATTATAGTAATCACATGTCAATTAGTATTTTTCACTTTTTGTATAATTACATTGGGAGTATAATAATGTTTACAATACAAAAAGAAGATATGGAGAATTACACTTACAACATCAAGGATTCTTTAATAAGTCTTCAAGATGCTTTAAAGAGTAACTACTATAATTACATGTAACAGTTTTGGCAGTTCTGATAAAAACTGCCTTATTAATTTTAAAACATAAATACAATGAATTTTATAGAATTACAAACATTTGTAGATGATTGGGGCAACTGGTGTGATTTTGATAAAAATGACTATGAGGAGGATTATAAAGACATTTTAAATGTGAGTCCTTCTTTTGTTTACATTTATCTAAACACTGGCACCATATCAAAGGAGACTGAGAATAATATTCGAGAGAGTCTCAAAAACTTCAAGGCTACATTAGAGAATTTCTCTGAATACAGCTTAGAAGAATTAGTTAATACTTTTGATACAGAGGTATTAATTAAAAAACTCACTTCTCTTAAAGATGAATATAAGTATAATAAAAATGTATTTCTTGAAACTTATAATAGCATAGATAGTGAATCTTTTATAATTAAAGAGTTCAAAGAAGAATGCTATAATTTAATAGAGAAATATAGGACTATGGAACATACAATTGATAAGTTAATAAAATTACTTATTGATTTTCCTAAGTACTTATCTTTTTGTGAGGACTATGTAAGGAATAGCTTCTATGATTTCTCTACAGAGGAAGAGATAGATTTAGCAATAAAAGAGCTAAATACTAAGCTTAAAACCTTAGATAAGGGTAACATAGAATACTTTCATTTATATGGTGAAAGAGAAGCTCTTTATGAGTACAAAATAGCCTTCACTAAGTCTCATTGTGGGTTTTACTAAGGTTTTGAGGAGTTCCTACAAAAACTCCTTTTTAAATTTAAAATATAAATAACATGAATACAATAATATTAGCTTTAGCAAGCCTTTTCAGTTTATTACCTCCAAAGACAGAGAAGTTTTGGATAGGGGGTTGTGTATATGAATTACCTTATGAAGATGGCATATTAACCATCAATGGTGATTTTGATATTAGGTGCCAACTAATAGAAAATGACTCATTAACTGATGAAGGTAGTGACATATTTATAGACAGGTATGATAACTTGTTTCATTTAGCATGGACTGATTATGGTATAGCAATAGTACCGTTAAGTAGAAAATATGTTAAGTGGCAAGTAGTAAATCAATAAAATAGTTTTGTCTGGTTCTATTCAAAAACCAGACTTAGTTATTTAATTTTAAACATAAGTACTATGAAAGGAAATAATTTAGTAGAGATAAATTTTGAACTCTACAGAAAAGGTCTTTTAGACCATGCAGAAAGGTTGTATATAAGATTACAACAATTATTAAGCTATTCTAAATATAAAGGAGAGAATGGCTATTTCAACATTTTGTTGAATTACTTAAAAAAGCATAGAAGTAATAAATATTCTTTTTTAAGTGATTTACATGAGGTTATTTATATTGACAGTATAAATAATCCAATGACATTAGATAAAGATGAATACCTAAAGAATGAAGATGTAATACTTCTTTTAGAGGATATAAAAGAAGATTTCATAAATACATTAAAGAGGTTTAAGGAATATTGGTAGTTTGTAGTATTTATGTTTTAGTTTCGGGGAAAGGCCTCTATATCTGAGTACCTGAAACTTTTTTATACAACACTACTTAAAGGATAAGGCTTTTAGTCAAGAATTTGTACTCGTAAGTTACGGGAAGATAGTAGTAATAAAATAGTTTAATATTATAAAACAACTTTAGTTTTAACAATAGCATGTTATAAAATCCACAGGATGGTTACATTGAGTTTCTAATAAAGATAATACTTATTATATACTATCGTGGAACAAACACTGCAACAGGCAAATATCAGTACTAAAAGCCTTTTTTATTTAATAACAATTTTTTAAATACTAAATACCATGAAAGAAGAAACAAAATACTACATGTATTTAAATAATGCAGTAGTAATGGGAAAGTTAGGTAATAAAGAAAGAAGTGAATATTACACTAACAAAGCAAAAGAGCAGAGAAAAAACATCTCTGAAGAGTCTTTTATTTCTATTAATAGAAAGATAGAAGAGCAAACAGGTTCAATTATTTTATTTAAATGGTTTTAATATGAGTGATAGTGACAAAAACTTAGAATTTATATTATTTATCATTTGGATAATAATAACTTTTACTTCTGTTTGTATATTTTCTAATGAAGTAGCAGGTGTTATAAGTACAGTACTTTTTGTATTTTTTGCTTATATATCATTTTCATCACATTCAAAATAGAATATTATGAAGACAATTTTAGAGATAAAGCAAGGCTTAGAATTTAAGGGGTTACCCACGAGAGATGCAATATTAGAGTTCATCAAAAGAAAGGGTAAGGATTCACTTGATTATCATAAGTTATATGTCATTTATGATTTAGGAGAGAATAATGTATTACTTTCTGAAAGTTACTTTATTTGTAATAGTTCAGAGAAGGATTTCAGGATTATCTCTTTAGTCAATAACTTGACACTTAATGATGAGCAAGTATAAGATTCCACTGTGTTATGACTTAAAGAAACTGATATGTGTGAATGTATCTTTGGAGTAGAGTTTCTAAGTTGCCATAACATTGGTATATTAAAGGGTAGTTAATTCTGCCCTTTAATTACCTCACTTTCCTTTTTATTTTTTGTATAAAATATATGGACTTTACACTATACAATAAAATAATAAAAGAAGGAATTTACACTTTACCTCTCTTATAACCCAATGATAATCAGGCTTTTGTATTCCATTTGAAGCTAAGTCTAACTTATGGTTATGATAAGTTGAACTTATGATTACCATAAGTCTCACTTATGGCTACCATAAGCTTGAAGAGATTTGTTAAACTGTACTAAAGAAATATCATAAGTGGAAAATATTACATACCTTTGCAGGGAATTAGAAAAGCTATTAGAAATGAAAGTAACAAAAGTAAATAGGTTGAATAAACCTAAGCAAGAAAAAGTGAAAAAGGTAACTTATGAAGAAGAAACCATTGAAATCAATAATGATACAGGAGAAGTTTTAAAAGTAAAAAACTTTAAAACAGCAATTGTATCAACAGAGCCTGACTTTCTAAAATTATATTTAAGTGATATAAAAAGAATATTCTCATTAGAGAAAAATGTTTCTTTGGTACTATATTCAATAGTTCTTAGAATGGGGTATGATAATAAGTTTATAGCAGTAAAAGACACAAAAATTCTTATGTCTAAGGACACAGGATTAAAAATAGAAACAATTGATGTTGCTATATCTAAGCTAAAGAAAGAGAATATATTAATACCAATATCAAAATCTGTTTATTTAGTAGACCCAAACTTATTTGCAAGAGGTAAATGGAGTAAACTAAAAGATTTGAGATTGTGTATTAAATATAACCCTGATGGTACAAGAACTATAAACTCAAATATGATGGAGAATATTATTGAACAAGGTTTAAAAGAATAGCAATGAGTTACACAATATTTGATTTGGAGTGTGATGGCTTATTAGATGAGGTAACAAAACTACATTGTTTTTGTTATCAAATTTATGAAAAAGGTATTTTATTAGAAAAGGGAGCTTTAGTGAATCCTAATGATATTATCACCTTTTTAGATAAACAAGAAACATTAATTGGGCATAACATTCTAAGATTTGATTTACCTGTATTAAAAAAATTATTAGGTTGGAAAAAGCCAAAGGAGCTTAAAATTATAGATACTATGGGATTATCATGGTATTTATATATAGGGAGAAAATCTCATGGATTAGAATCCTTTGGAGAAGAATTTGGAGTACCTAAACCTAAAATATCTGATTGGAGTAATCTAACTATTGAGGAATATATTCACAGGTGCAGTGAAGATGTTGAGATTAATCAGAGATTATTTCACAATCAAATAATTTTTCTTCATAAACTATATTCTAAACAGGAGGATAAAGAAAGAATCATTAACTATTTAAACTTCAAAATGGATTGTCTAAGAGAGCAAGAAGAAGTAAAGATAAAAGTAGATACGAAATTACTTTACAAATCTTTAGATGAGCTTGAAACAATCTATAATGAAAAAGTAGAAATTTTAAAAGGAATAATGCCTAAAGTATATAAATACAAAGAGGTAACTAAACCCAATAAAATGACTAAGAAAGATGGTTCTTTGAGTGAAGCAGGTAAAAAGTGGTTAGCTATTTTACAAGAACAAGAATTACCTGAAGATTATGAAGGAATAGTTACTTTAATATGTGAAGAGGAAGAACCTAATCCAGGAAGTGTAGACCAGGTAAAAAAATGGTTTTACTCATTAGGTTGGATACCTTGTACTTATAAAACAGTAAAAGATAAGAAAAAAGGTACTAAAAAAGAGGTAGAACAGATTTATGATGATAATGGTAAAATATGTAATTCTGTAAAAAAATTAATAGAAATAGTACCAGAAATAGAGCTGTTTAATGACCTTTCTTTAATAACTCATAGGATAGGAGTGTTTAAGTCTTTTATGGAAAGTATGGACAAGAATAATTGTGTTTATGCTACTGCTGGAGGTTTATCAAATACCTTTAGATTTCTACACAGAAAACCTATTAGTAATTTACCTAAACCAAATACCTTTTATGGTAAAGAGATTAGAGGTTTAATTCTTTCTCCTAAAGAAAATACTATACTGTGTGGTTCTGACTTATCAGCAGCTGAAGCAACAACTCAAGATAATTATATGTACAAATTTGACCCTGATTATGTAAATAAAAAAAGAGTTCCAGGATATGATGCACATATTGAAATTGCAAAATTTTCAGGTTTAATGAGTGAAAAACAAGCTAATAGATATAAAGAATTAGATAAAAAAGAAGAAAAAAATGAAGATGAAAAAAAAGAATTTTTAGAATTAAAAACTATGAGAAATAAGGCTAAAATAGTAAATTTTTGTTTGCCAACTGATATAACAGAAATTTTAACAACAGAGGGTTGGAAAAAATATGAGCAACTAAAATTAGATGATTGCATTTTTTCTTATAATACAGAATTAAATGAATTAGAAGTTGTAAAAATAGACTCTATACCCTATTTTGAAAAACAAGAAGTTATAAGCTTACATAATAGTCATTTTTCTTTTGAATGTACACCAAACCATAAATGGTTTTCTTCTAAAAAAATAACATCAAAAAACAAGGAAACATATTATAAAAACGTTTTTGTTGAAACAAAAGATATAAACAAAAATGATAAAATAATTGTTTCAGCACCTTATAAAAACACAAACAGAGATTACAATGTTGAAGATATAAGGCTTTTAGCTTGGATTCTAACAGAAGGTTATGTAGAATGGTCTGATAAATTAAATGGTACATCTAATTCTAATGGTAAAAAAAGACATGTTATATGTAAAATAGGTCAAAAAAGTAACAAAGAAGATTTAGAAAAAGTATTGAATAATTATAAATACAGAACTTATACAAGAAAAGATGGACTTACTTACTATGACCTATCACCATCAGAAATAAGAAGTTTGTTTTACAGACTTAATTTACCTGAAAGAAATAAAAAAGACATAGATTACACTAACCTTATAATAAACATACCACATGACATAAGAGAAGAGTTCATAATACACATGTTAAAAGGAGATGGTCATAAAAAAGAGGGTCAAAAGATATTTACTCAAAATAAGGGTAAAATATTAGATGCTTTTTGTTTAGCTTTAACTTTAAATGGGTACTTTTACAAATTATCAAAAGGAAAAGTTTATAAAAATAATGTTTGTGTTGATGTCTTTATAAGAAATAGGAGAAACATAACAGGTCAAAAACTAAAAAAAGATTTTAGTAGGTATACAGATGTGTTTTGTGTAAACAATAAAAATAAAACTTTTATTGCAAAACAAAATGATTTAGTAGTTATAACAGGAAATTCTTCTGTATATAAAGTTGGAGCTCCAACATTAGCTAAAAACTTAGATTGTACAAAAGAAGAAGCAGAGACTATATTAGATGGTTATTGGACTATGAATAAATCTGTGTTAGATGTAGAGAAAGACCTCTTATTGAAAGTAATACACAAAACAGGGGAAGTAAAAGTATATAAGACAGTAGATTTTTTACCTAAAGACAATAGTAAGAAAGAAAAGAAAAGGTGTCAAAAATTACAAAACAGTTTTTTACAAACTGTAAATACTATGTATATACTTAATCCTGTAAGTAACTTTTGGATTTCACTTAGGTATTTTAAAGATATATTTTCATCACTAAATCAAAGTACTGCTGTATTTGTTTTTGATTGTTACTTACAAGAAGTAAGAAAAAGAGTAAATACAGTAATGCTTCAGATACATGATGAGTACTTATGTTATTTTAATAATAATATCTCTAAAGATAGTATATTAAAATATCTAAAAGAGTGTATTTCAAAAGTAAATGATAAAATAAAGTTTTCAATACCAATGGATATAAGTGCAGACTTTGGAGTTAATTATGCAGAATGTCATTAATTATGAATAAGAATTTTAGAATAAAAGAGTTTTCATTAGAATTTAAAAAAGGTTACTCTTTTGAAAAAGAAGAAGAAAAACAAAAAGATAGGTATGAAGGTAAAGTATCTTTCTTCAATGAAATAGGAGAGTCTTTTACACTTTGTGTAGATGAAGATTTGTCATTAGATATACTAAAGATAATATCCAAGAAACTCTCAGAGAACACAGATAAATTAGTAAAAAATATAATTGATAGTATATGAAAGAAGAAATAATAAAAAACTTAGAAGACTTAAAACAAGCTTCTATAAAAGTAAAAGAAGCTTTACAAGAGTTTAAAACTATTAATGATAAGGGAAAAGAACACTTTAAAAGAAAAGATTTTAAAGAACTTACATCAGATAAATCTACACAAGAACTAATGTATGATATTTCTGAGATATGTGAAGAAATAAACAATATTTATGATAGTCTAAAAGGGTAAAAAATGAGAACAAAATTTAAAGTAAACCAAAGAGTATTTGACTTCTTCTTTGGTTGGGGAACAATAAAAAAGATAGAGACAAAATATATTTCTGTACTATTTGATAAAAAACCAAAAGAAGAAATTTGGTATCATTTAAATGGAACTATATGTGAACAAGTTACTGATAAACCAACTTTAGCAACTAAAGAATATACATTAGAAGGTTTTACTCAAGAACCTATTATTGATTATAGTGAATACTTTGGTACTTGGGGTGTATTTTATGATGATATAGAAGACTTTGAAAATACAAATAGAATTGGCAAACTCTATAACTATGAAAATAATAGTATATATCCTTTTAAAAGTTGTGAAGATGAATCATACAAGAATTTTAAACCATTAACTGAAGAACAAATTAAAATACTTAATTTATAATGAAAACAATATTTGAAAAAGGTGACAAAGTCTTTGACATAAGATTTGGTTGGGGAGTAGTAATTTTTATGTACTCTTTTGATTGGGAAAAAGAAGAAGATTCAAAATTAGTTTGTGATGTCAAATTTAAAAATGGAGATGAAGTACATTATTCAAAAGGAGTAGCTTCAAAACTCTTATCTTTTACAGAGTATACATTGAAAGGTTTTAATCAAATATATGCAAGAGATTACACTAAATACATAGGTAAATGGTGTAGATTTAAACATAAATACGATAAAGATTATTTTTATTTGTGTATACTTAGTAGTGTAGATGAAAAAGGAAATTTTTATGATTCTGAAGGTGATGATTGGGATTATTGTGAACCACTAACAGACGAACAGATTAAAATACTTGGATTAGAATGAAACCAACTGAAGATGATTTAAAAGATTTATTTAGTAAGATAAAACATTCTAAAGAGCCTTTTTCAATAAATATAAATGGTTGTAATTATCTTTATGACCCATTTTTTGGAAAACTCTTCAAATTAGAGAAATGTTACATTAGTAATGTAATAGATTTAAAAGAAATAACCAAAGTTATAAAAGAAAGTATTGAAAATAATTGTAAAACAATAGAGTAAAATGAGAATAACAAAGAGAGATTTAGGTAAATATTTTTACACTATAGAAGAGTTTTTTGAAAAAGATAGTAAAGCTTCATATAAAAAAGTAATAAAAGGTAAATTATTTGTAATTAACGAGGAAAAGAGGTATGAATTAGATGGTGAAACTATTAAAGAAAAGTCTTACACAACTGTTTGGCTTGATTTAACAAAAGAACCAAACACCTCTAAAAGTCATTGGTATAGAAACACTAATGAAATCTATAAAACTTTTGAAAAAGCATCTAAAGCTATAAAAGATGAAAAAGAATGAATACCCTGATTGGTTAGTTCCTTTAGAATTAGCCAAAGAATTGAAAGACTTAGGTTTTGATGAATCTTGTATATTTTCTTTTTCAGAAGGTATTGGAATTACAGCTTGTTTAAAGAATGGTTCCTCTAATGAACCTTTAATTTCAGATTTTGTAATTGGAGGAAACATGCCAAACAGTCCTTTTACTGATTTACCTACTTTTGAACAAGCTTTTTCCTGGTTTAGAAATAAAGGTTATAAAGCAAATATAGACTATATATTTCACCCTGATTTAAAGTGTAAAATAGGTTATCTATATGAAATAATTCATGATTTTGCTTGGGAAAAATATATTAATTATTATATTTCTTATGAAATAGCAAGAGGAGAGTGTTTAAAAGAATTAATTAAAATTTATAAAGAAAAACAGAATGAAAGAATTAATTCTTAATATAGTAGCTGCAATTATATTTCTTGTTGGTTTATATATAGTGATTTTTGGTATAGGAGGTGTATTTCATAAAGCATTCTTTGAAGATAATAATAAAAGTAATAATGAAAAAAGTAAAAATTAGAGCTGTTTCTACCTGCAAAGTAGTAAAAGAACTTACTTATGAAATAGTAGGAAATAGAGATGAGCAGATTCTTAAATTAAAAGAGAATTATATCTTAGAAGATGATTTTGAGAATGTAAATGAAGGAAAGATACTTGAAATTTCTATTATAGATGATGATTCACATTTTGAAATTATTGATTAACATGAGAATAATAAATTTTAGAGGTTTAGACTCAAACACTAATAAGTGGTTATATGGCTATCTTTCATGGTATGAATCTCCTGAGAAGGGACTATTCATAAATGGGAAACATGTCATACCAGAATCAGTAGGTCAATTCACTGGTCTATATGATATAAATGGTAAAGAAATCTATGAAGGAGACATAGTATATCTTGAAACTGTAGATAAACAAGCTTCTGTAACTTTTGAAGAAGATTATTGCTGTTTTTGCTTTAGGTATGATAAGGGTAGTGTAGATTATAATACATATTCTGTAACTAAAGAAAATGTAGAATACTTTAAAGTACAAATAATAGGAAATATTCATGAATGAAGAAAGTAAAGAACTTTGGGAAACAATACTTTATAAATATATAAGAGGTTATAAAGATTTAAAAAACAGAGGTGTGGAAATCACCTCTGTTGTAAACTATAACAACGAATTATATATAGTAGAGATGAAAAATAAAGTAGGTGAAATATACAAAGTTGAATTATATAACAATGTAATACAACACTTTTTAACTACTTTTAAAACCTCTTATAGTGAAATGATTATAGATGAGAACTCAAATTTCAAAAATATCATTACAGATTATGAACTTCACAAAAAACAAATAGAGCATGCAAAAGAACAATTATCCAACATGGCTTGTGCCAATAGAAATAGCAAAAAAAACTTAAAGAAATAGGATTTAATGAACCTTGTTTAGTAGAAAATGTTGAAACACATTCAGAAGACTATAATTTTATAAATTTTAAAGAAGAAATGTATTCTGAAGCTATTGTTTTATTAGAAGATGTAGAACTTGTAAGCAATAAAGATTTAGAAGATAAATTAGATATATACAAGAATTTTGTTTTGAGAACTGCAATTCCAACTTGGGAACAAGTCTTAGAATGGTTCAGAAGTAAAGGCTTCCACTCCCACATAGAATATACTTCTGATAATGATATGTTTAAAATAAGTATATTTGGTATATTACTACAAACAAGAATAAGCTATTTTAAAACCTATGAAGAAGCTCGTGAAGCATTGGTTAATAAATTAATTGAAGTTTATAAAAAAGAGTAGAGATGTATATAAAAGAAGATAATAAAATGTTTCTAAAAAACCTTATAATTACTGAATTAGCTGAGAAGATGAAAAATATAGGTTTCAAAGAAAGATGTTTTCTATATTTTTATAAAAGAAATCCAGATATTTTTCATTTTGAATTAGATGAAATGGAAAATAATTATAAAGGAACACATAAAAATATGGAGTCTGTAAACTACAATGATTCTTTAGAAAAAGTTTCTATTTTTGATTATGAAACAGCTTTTAAATGGTTTAGAGATAGAGGACTTATAGGAACAATAGAGTATGATGATTTTGGTCTTCATGATGAGACACATTACAACTATGGATATATGATAAGAAACATATCTGGTGATGTACTATTTTACTCTGCTAACTATAAGAATTTTGAAAAATATGAGGAAGCAAGAGAAGCATTAGTCAATAAACTAATTGAATTATATGAAAATAACTAAAGATTCTTTCATACCTGTTATTAATAATTGTTTGTTTAGTTGGCATAAACTAAAGTCTAATAAAGAGTTAATAGAGATATTAGAAAGATTGAAAGAAAAAGATGATTGTAATTTAAACAATTTTCTTTTTACACAGCTTATTATTTTGACAACTAATGGGCTTCATATTAAAAGTGGAAACCTTTTATATGATTATATCTACAAAACTAAAAATAGATATAATTTGAAATCAAAAATAGAAAGTTATTCCAATGAGGAAATATCTAAGAATAAAGTATTAGATATGTTGGTTTTTTGTATAAAACAGTTAGATATATGTAAAAGTCCAATTATAAAAGCTTTTATCTATAAAAACATACTTGTAATAACACTTTGTAAAATAGGTAACTTATGAAAACAATATTTAAAGTAGGTCAAGAAGTATATGACCAAGTAAATTTCCCAGATTCCAAAGGGAAAATAGTTGAAATAGAAAGAGATGTTGATGGTTATTGGTATATAAAAGTTGTTTTTAATGGAGATGATTATTTTTATCACATAGACGGCTCTTTTGGATTATGCTCTATACCAACCTTATCAATAAAGCCCTATGAAGTAGAGTTAAAAGGGTTTGAACAAGAGAAATTCACACCAACATACGATAATGTTAGAATGGATTCATTAATTAATGGCGGATACATTTCTATATTACATGAAATAGAGCTTCCTGATGAGAGAATAGCAGAAGCTTTTAAAGCTCTTGCTAAACTTATTTGGTTAAGAGACTATTACAATGAGGGTTGGAAACCTAATTGGAAAGATGATACCATAAGGAAATACAATATATTCACAGAGTTAGATAAAATAGAGAAAGGAAACTCTTTTTCTGCAAATAGAATATTATCTTTTAAAACAGAAGAAGTAAGAAACAAGTTTTTTGAGGAACATGGAGAGCTGTTAGAACAAGCAAAACCTTTACTATGAGTGAAAGTATAAAACAAGATTTACTTACTCTTTTATTTAATACTGTCTTTATAGTAATTCCATGGGGTATATTTTGTTATATAGTTGTAAAATATATGAATCCATTTGGTGATTATCCAATAACTCTACCAAGATTTGCTACAAAAGAACAAGTAAAAGAGTATATAAGTAAAAAGATTAATGTATCTCCAGAAATTATTTATCTATCCAGAGAAAATGGTTTTGGAGATTGGCAAATAATTTTGTATTATAATAAACCTGATTGTAAATATACTACTCTTATGATAACAGATATTGAAGTATTAAATTATTTTGATAATAAAAAATAATTATGACAAAAGCAGAATTAACAGAATTACTTATAGATGCAAATATAGAAGTAATAAAAAATGCATTAGAAGATTCACCAAGAAGAAATCCTGTAGAAGTTGCGCAAGATTGGTATAATAATTTAAATGGGGTAAAATTCTCTGATTGGGGTAAAGACTTATTCTCATATTCTCCTCCAATAAAAGAGATAAAAATACCTACTGAAATGATTAGACCATGCCTTGACAATGATAAGAAAGCAGAACACATTCTTGTAAATTACTTACAGAGACAACTCAATAAAAAAGAAAATCAATTCTTTTTTGGAGCTAATAGGATAAGAGAACTATTTGTTAAGTTAGAAAGCAGAAGCCCAAAGGATTATATTCAGAATTGGCCTAAAGAGGATTATAAATCTCTTCATAATGCAGGAGAAATTATAGATGCTCTATTAGGTTCAATGAGAACTTTTGAGGACTTAGTGTTTCTAACTAAATTAAAAGATGAAATTATTCTATACATTAGACCATTTGCTAATTTGGATAGGCATTGTGAATGGAGGGTGTTTGTAAAAGATAGAAAAGTTATTGGTATAAGCCAGCAATTTTATAAGGAAACCTTCTCTTATAATAAAAAATATTTAAATGAAATTAAGAGGGGTGTTACGTACTTTATGGACAATATTTGTATACCAAATATTAAAGTAGACAATTTTGTAGCTGATTTATATGTTTCAGGAGGAACTCACTATAAAGTTGGAATTAATAAGAGATTCTTAGATATTTCCATAATAGAAACAAATCCTTATGGCCTTTCAGACCCTTGTCTTTTTGAAACTTATGATAGTTTAGAATCAAGTAAAGAACTATTAAAATACAATAAAGAATGAAAGAATTTTTCAGTATGACTTATGTACCAGCTTTTTGTATATCTTTAATTTGTGGACTAATATTCTTTATTTTAAGGTTTAGGAAAATAAGAGAGTTAGACCAACCGTGGGTTTTAGGTATTATAGTATTAGCAAGCTTTACACCTATGGTAAATGTATTATCCGCTTTTATCTCTGTTTTCTTTGCTATAGAAGCAATAGGTAATGGATTAAATAGATTGAAAGCTAAAAAGAGATTAAAAAGAATTAAAAAAATCAAATCATGAAAATTATTCCAAGATTACTAATGTATGCAAACTTGTTTTCTTGTTTTGCAGCAGTTTTATGTGTATTAAAAGAGATTATACATAACAAAGATGCATTTATATTGATTAATGCATTCATATTATGTTTAGCCTTTTTTAATTTAGATTTCTTTATAAAATTATATAAAGATATAGAAAATGAATCAGAATAAAATAAAATAAAATGAAACAACTCACATTTATATTATTAACTATTATAATGGTAATAGTTGCAGTTATTTTTGATATTTATCTAATTATAAATGTAGTAAAGTCTATAATCAATGATACAAAGACAACCTTACATTTAACTTTTGAGATATTCTCAATCTTAATTGTTGTACCTCTGTGTGCAAGAATATTAATATATGTTATTTATTGGATTTTAAAACTATTTAGATAATTAAGTTATGACAAAAATAGATAAAATATCAGAACTTATAGAAAGATATAAGGAATACGTAGAAGAATACAAAGAGTTATTGGCTGAATATACTAATACAAGTGTTGAGGAAAAAACTAATTGGATAACTCGTAAAAATGTTTACATCCAATTTATTAAAGAATTAGAAGAACTTAAAGGATATTACAATGAAGAATAACATCAAAGCAGAAATTATAGCTCATAGTAAAAGAGCTGGAACAGGTGATGAGATAATCACCTACAAACTAACTTTTCCTCGTATTATTCTTAGTGAAGTTAATACCTATAAGATGTTAGAGAAGAATACAAGCTCATCTCGTGCTATACCATTTGAGAAAATGGTTGAAGTAGTAGAGAAAGAGCCTTTTGTGCCTATTGCCTGGATGTTGGAACACAAAGGTATGCAAGGTGATAAATATCTTACAGACCCTAAACACATAGAAATAAAAAATAAAACATGGTTAAGAGCAAGGGACAAAGCTGTTACATCTGCAAAAATAATTGTAGGTGAAGTTTTAGATACAATAGATGAAAAAATTCTTGATATTGAAATTAAACATGCAACAGGTTTTGTACCTAATACTTCATTATCTAAAAACTATGGTAATAGGTTATTGGAACCTTGGATGTGGGTCACACAACTTTGTACAGGTACAAGAGAATCTTTTGAGCATTTGTTTGAACAAAGATGTCCTATTTACAATGTAGAAAACCTAAAATTCACCTCAAAGAAAGATGCCATAGGATTATTTCCACACTTAAAAGATATGACAGATTTGGAGTGGTTACAGTGTAATTCAGGACAAGCAGAAATCCACTTTATGGACTTAGCTGAGAAAATGTATGATGCTCTTAATGAGTCTACTCCTAATATTTTAAAAGAGGATTGTTGGCATATACCATTTGCTAAAGAAATTCTTAATGGAAAAGAATTTGGTTTTTTTGCTGATATGATTAAGAAATCAGTTTGTCTTACCGCAAAAATATCTTATACTAAGATTGGTGATGAAAACTCTATTACATCAGAAAAAGCTCAAGAAATGTATGAGAAACTTAAAAACTCAGGACATTGGAGTTGCTTTGGACATATAGCTAAGTGTATGACTGATGATGAATATAGAAGCTGGATTAAAGGTAAAATAGAAAGAGAAGACTATATAGTTGCAATTCCTAAAGAAACACACGGATACAATAAACAATTAAGGGGTTTTATAAGTCTAAGACAATATGTAGAGGATAATGTTGAATTAAAAGATATTTAATATGAATTATATATTTATCCTAATAATAATTCTTTTAATTTGTGTAATAGTAGGTTTATGGAAATACAAGAAAAAACCTGTAATTATAAACAATTATAAAGAATTTACTTTAGATAACATGTCTTGTAAAGCAGATATAATAAACAGTTTTTATGCTATAGCATGGAATAAAATAATGAGGTTTCAAGCAGACTCTATTCGTTTAAAAAGAAAAGGAGAAAATGGAAAATACATTATAGAAGATATAAATGCTACTTGTATAGAAGGTGAAAATAAAGGAGTATCATACTACTTTACCGACGAAGAAGAAATTTACATGATCAAAAGTGATTTAATGAATAATTTACAATGAAAAAATTAAATTTACAAGAATTAGGAAAATTCCTATTAGAAGAAACAGAAAAAGCATTATTTGAATTTGATGGTCATACTTCAAAAGATGTATTAGAAAGAATGACTAAAATAATAAAACATTAGAAATAAATTTTAAATATTAAAAAATATGAAAAAAGAAGAAAAATTACAAATCTTGAACAGCTCTGCTCAATTATTGAAAGAATCAGCAGAAATGCTTGCAAAAGCTATTCATACAGATTATGAAGATTTCTCAGAAAAAGCTTTTTTTGAGAAGATTTTCATAACAATTAATGCACATTCATCAACAACACAAGCCTTGTTGTTTAATATTATGAGACTTATAGCATTAGATAAAGAAGATGATAAACAATCTTGAAAATCTAAAGTTTAGATTAATAGAGGTTTTTAATATTGATAATCCTGATTTATTCTTTCATGTAGAGATAATGCAAAGAAAAAAAGAGGTTAGTAATATTAATAAAAACTCTAATGTTGTAAAATCCTATGTGGTAAAAAGTTTAGATTACTTAGAATATAAGTTAGAAAATGAAATTATACCTATATGTAATACTCTAAATGCAAGAGCTATGATTGACTTAAACCCGAAAAGTTTAAAGAGAGTAACTCATGCTATGCTTAGAAAATTATCAGGATATATAGAAGAGGACTTTTATGAAGGAGTAATATCTAAACTTTTTACCAGCTGTACTGCTGCTACATCAATAGATAAATCTTTAGGTATTGAAAAATACTGGATTATAGATATTGATACAAAAGACACTGATATTTTAGGTAAAGTACAATATGTTATAAACCGTTGTGAACCTCTTGAGATGTGTAAAAATAAAATAAAAGGTCTCTTGAAAAGTAAAAATGGTTTTCATATATTTGCAACCCCATTCAACATACAAACATACGAAAAGATAAAAGGTGAATCATTAAAAGATGTTGAAGTAAAAAAGGATTGTTTAACTAATCTGTACATACCATGAAATACATAATAGTAAAAGCTTTTACAGATAGTGATTGGGACACCTGTGATTATGCTCTCATCAAAATAGATGGTAACACAATAGGTAGAATACAAGAACAACAAAAAGCTATTGGTAATATGATGAAAGATTCAAGAGGTATTATGAATAGCTTTTGTAAAATGTGCTTTTATACTTCTATTGTAGACTTTTATTGCTTTGATGAAGAAGTAATTACAGAAGATGAAACCAATCTTGAAAAACCTTACATTATAGATTTATCTGAAGAACAATTAGAGAAACTGTCAATACCAGAGGCAAGATTAGAACTATATAAGTATGAGCTTTATAGTTATAATTTCATAAGGTTTACTGCTTATGGTAAATATTCTGGTGATGAATTTTTCACAGATAATTTTGATATTGTATCTTTGATTAAAGATGAGACTAAGAAACCTTTAGATGATTATTACGAATGGATAGAGACCCAAGACAATTAATATTAGAAGAAGCCCTAAATAAATTTGAGATTGGAAAAAATCAACTCATTCTTGTTGGTATGAGGGTAGGTAAAACTAAACTTGCCATAGAGATAATGAAAAAACATAATTTCAAGTCTATTTTATGGGTTACTCCTAATAAAGAGCTTAGAGATAAAGGAACACCTGAAGAGTTTAAAAAATGGAGTGCAGAAGAGCTTTTAAAGGTAACTAAATTTATTTGCTATAACTCACTACACAAAGAAAGAGGAGCTTATGACTTTATGGTTTTAGATGAGATACAATCATTCTCACCTAATAATTCTGTAGGTTTATTCACAGGGGATTTAAAAGTAGAAACAATATTAGGACTTACAGGAACCCCAAGCAAACATAAAGATAAAAGAGAGCTTTTAGAGAAACTCAAATTCTCAACTTTAGTAGAAATGTCTATTAATGACGCTATTAATACAGACATTATTAGTGATTATCAGATAAAACTTATTCCTTTAGAACTCAACAGTAAAGATAAACTCATTGAATCAGGCTTAAAAGGTAGGAAATTTATGCAAACAGAGTTTGAGAAGTATTGTTACCTTACCAGTGTAATTGAGTACAAAAAAAAGGTTCATTTGCCTATAAATAAGTTCTTATACACCTCAAGAATGCATTTGATTTACAATGCTCCTACTAAGCTTTTTGCTGCTTTATCTTTACTACAATCTCTAAAAAAGGAAGAAAGAACTCTAATATTTTGTTCCAATACAGAACAAGCTAAACTATTAGGTTATCCTTCTTATAATAGTAAGACTTCTGACAAAGATTTAAAAGCCTTTCAAGAAGGTAAAATAAACCAACTTTCTTTGGTTAAGACAGGTACTGTTGGTGTTACTTATAAGGATATTGACAATGTAGTAATTATTCAATGTGATAGTAACAATCAAGGGTATTCTTATCAAAAACTTAGTAGAGGATTACTTAAAAGGCAAGGTAAAATACTTAATGTTTATATCCTTTATCTCAAAGATACTGTAGATGAGTTATGGACAAAGAAGTTTTTAGAAGATGTAGATGTAAATAAAATTGTAGAATAATGAATTTTGAAACAGTATTAGAGAAGATAAAAACTAACAAACAAAACCATGATAAAGGAAATTATAACTGTATTCCTTTTGCAGGATTTGAGAGATTAGAAAGTTATCTTCCAGGTGTTGAGAAAGCTTCTTATTATTTAGTAGGTGCAGGAACTTCTATAGGTAAATCTAAGTTTGTAAGGTACTTCTTTATTCATAACGTCCTATCTTATATAGAGAGTACTCAAGAGGACATAAAAGTTGATATTCTTGATTTCTCTTTAGAGGAGAGTGAAGAAAAAGTAATTATGAGTGAGATTTCAAGATACATATTTCATAAGTACAAGAAAATAGTAAGTGTAAAAGACTTACAATCTATTGGAAGATTGAATACTGTATCTAATGAGATTATAAAGTATGTAGAAGAAGCTAAGGAACATATAAATAAATTCTTAGAAAAAGTACATATCATAACTCATATTACTAATCCTACAGGTATATTCAAGAAATGTAGGGACTTTGCTCTAAGCATAGGTACTTATTATGATAAAAATGATAAACCTCTTACAAAAGAAGAGGTTGAGAACATAAGAAAAGGTGTTGGAACAGCTTTCTCTAAAGTAAAGTACTATAAAACTTATCACCCAAATCATTATGTTATAGTTATTGTAGATAATTATAATCTTTTAAGTGGTGAAAAAGGAGAAAGTTTAAAGAGTGCTATTGATTTATTCTCTTCTAAGTATGCTCTAAGGCTTAGAGATAAGTTTGGATTTACTGTAGTTGGAGTACAACAGCTTGCTTTAGATGCTGAGACAGTACAATATAATGTAGCTGGAAAATCTATTGAAGAAAAGCTAACTCCCTCAATTTCAAGCTTTGGTGACTCTAAAACCTGTACAAGAGATGCTTCTTATGTATTGACATTATTTGCTCCTTATAGATATAAAATAACAAATCATGGAGGATATGACATTACAAAACTAAAGAATCATTACAGAGCTATGCAGATACTTAAATCAAGAGATGGTGAAGCTGGAGTACAAGTACCTTTATTCTTCTTAGGAGCTGTAGACTACTTCTCAGAATTACCTAAACCTACTGAAGTAAATGAATTAAACAGAATATATAATTATATTAATACTTTAAAGTAATGGAACAAGTTAAAATCAAGCCAAGTGTTCTTAAAGAACAAATTGACAATGGCATGAAAATGAAAGAGCTTGCAGAGCATTATGGATTGCCTGTAGCTCAGATGAAAAATGTCCTAAAGACTTTAGGTCTTGAGATTAGGAAATTCAGGAAACCTCTTTGGGTTATTGAAGAAGAACCTGAAGTTATTAATCCTGAAGGAGAACAAGACATTCCAGAACCTCAAGCTGAAGTAGAAGCTTTAGCTCAACAAAGTGTAGAAGAAGTACCTTCTAATACTTTTGTATATGGAGGTCCTACAAGATTTGCGTAATTAATTTATAAATTATTCATATATGAATTTTGGATTTCAAGAAGCCAAAGAGTTCTCAGGAAGCTTTGGTAAATTTGGTCTCAACCAAAATGCTACTTTTACTAAAGTAGAAGTAACACAAACAAAAAATGGTCTTGATGTACTATCTGTAAACTATAGATTAGATGGTGCAGAAAAAGATGGTTTCTTTACTTTCTTTGAACCTAAAGAAAACACAAGTTTTGAGAACAGTAAAGAAATGTACCAGAAACAAGCTGAAGTAACTCAAATGCAAATTTGTGAACTTGCAGAATGTTTTATGGATAGAGAAACCCTAAAAGAACTTCTTAAACAACCTATTAACTCCTGGAAAAGCTATATTACTGTTATAGCTAATGCTATCAATAAAACAGGTAAAGTAGGTAATGTAAAGGTAGACCTTTTTATGCAATATCAAAAGAAAGTACCTCAAGGATATAAACAAGCTTTCCTTGAAGTTCCAATATTTGGTACAGCTTATTGGGGTAAAACTTTTGTACCTCACGTAGAGGGTGATTTTAAAGAACACTTTGACAAGGAAAAGTATGTACTTGAGTATGTTACTGAAGATGGCAAAAAGCACCCTATCAGAAGGTCTGAAAGCAATGGTAAGTATCTATTCAATACTTCTTTATTTAATCAATTAGTTCTCTCTGATGATGAAGTAGAGCAAAGTGCTGCTCCTGAAGCAATTGAAGAAAGTACAGGAGAAAATTTAGATGGAGATTTTCCATTCTAAAATAAATTACTAACTTTGTAGCCAAAAAATTATGTTTGGTTATAAACATGGTTATAGTACCTTAGATTTTGACTATATCTTTAATTATCAGAAGGATATCTTTGGTATCTTTATAAAAGAGGACATCAATATACATGATAAGTATATAGCTCCTTATAGAGAAGATAAGACACCTGGTTGCTATTTCTTATATGATAACAATGGTATTTTATATTTTCATGATTGGGCTACATTCAAATCAGGTATAAACTGTATAGAGTTTATAAAAGTATGTCTCAATTTATCTTTTGAAGAAGCTTTAAGCTACATTGAGTATTTTATATTAGATAATAAATTAATTAGTAATAATCCAATCGTTAAATACAAAAACCCAAATACTCAAAAAGCAAGTAGAGACATTTTCATAAGTATAAGAGATTGGAATAAGTTAGATGCTAAATTTTGGTCTTCTTACCAAATAAATAGAGAACAACTAAAAGAAGACAAAGTTTATCCTATCTATGCTTATTCGAGCTTTAAGAGAGATACTTTAGAGCCATTTACAGTAAATACTAAACAATCCTACGCATATACAGATTTTAAAGACAACAAAAAGAAAATCTATTCACCTTATGACAAGGAACACAAATGGTTTACTAACTGTAATCAAAATGATATTGGCGGAAGATTTAAAAATAAAGGTATGTTAATTATCACCAAGTCATATAAAGATTATAGAGTGCTTAAAAATCAAGGATTGAATGTATGTTGGTTTCAAAATGAGGGTCAAGTACCAAACAGACTCATATTAGAAAAACTCATAGAACAAAAATACAAAGTAATAGTCTGGTTTGATAATGATGCTACAGGTATTGGAGCAAGCAACTTAGTAAAAGATATTATAAATGACATAAAGCCTAACCTTGCTTGTAGTGTTGTACTGGACCCAAATCTTTTGAATGAAGGTATCAAAGACCCTTCTGATTTATTAAAGAAAAAAGGTAAACAAGAATTAGAAACATTTATTAAAAAAAACATTTCAAAATGGAACAAGTAAACAAACAAGAAACCTATTTAGAATTGATTTCTAAAGATGAAAAAGAAGCTAAAGTAGAAAACTTGAAGCTAATTGCACAGAGAGCACATTTGAGACTAAATGAAGAAAAGCTTTCTATAAAAGGTCAAATTGCAGAAAAGGAAGCTGATATTAAACACTTCCAAAAGCAAATTCCCTATGATTACCTAAAAGAACTCATAGCTGCAACAGAGCTTGAAGTTCTAAACAAGAAATTGAATTTCATTGAAAAAGTAATTAAGGAAAGATTTTCCGATGCAACAATTTAATTAATAACATTTTAAAAACAAGAAAAACATGACAACAGTACAAACAGTAAAAATCCTCGCAGGTAGAGGTATCAGAGGGAAGTACAAAATTGAAGTAAACCCTAATGCAACATCATCAACTCGTATAGAAGGTGATGAAGTTATTTATCAATTAAAAGATAACAAGTTCTCTGAGTTATCTGCACTTGTAAGAGATGCCAATGTAGGTTCAAGCATGGAGCAAGTATTTGATGAAATGCGTGTTCTTTTGGGAGAAGGTGTAGTAGTAACTTCTCCAAATGCTGAAATTCCTTCTGGAGATTTCAAGCTTTTCATTACCCAGAAAGATGGTAAGCAAGGTATTGACTTTGATGAAGAATTTGAATCTCTTCACAACAGATTTTCAGATGTAGAAGAAACTCTTAGTACCCTTAATGGTAAACTAAACACTATCATTACTCTTCTAAGAGGTATTCCTTCAAAAGATGCTGCATCATTAGAAATAAAAGTGGCTCAGCCTGTAAATGTTTCTAATGGACTTTCTAAAGAAGATTTAGATGATTTGGAGCTTTTGAAGAAATTGTAAACTCATAAAAGTTGTTTTATATTAAGCTTAGAAAGTGGGGGAAACCTCACTTTCTTTCTTTTTTATTTTAAGTTATGTACAGAGAAAAAAGAAATAAAAGTGACTTGTTTGATACATCTCTTACTAATTATTTTAGGCTTAAAATAGAAAATCCTTATGAATACTTAAAAGATAAATCTAAAAAAAATAAGCTGTTTTATGGTGATAGGCCTGAAAGAAACATATCTATTGGTTATTTAGAGAAATTAGAACCAATAATAAAGTCTCTAAATGAGATTTATGGTGATAATTGGGATTTTTTATTTTTCTATAAGTTAGTAAATGGTAATAAGATAAGAGTATACTTTAGAGGATTTATTACAAGATTTCCTCAAGTAACTATAGAGAATAGTAATGGTGAGAAGTATGATGGTATAAAAGACTTGTTTGTTTTATATGAAATGTCAAATACTAATGAGATACCTTATTGTACTACTATTTTAGGGGGTAGAACTACAATGACATTTGCAGAATACTATTCTTATGGACATAGTCATTATGAAAACTTACCCTATCATAATTACTGTGAAAGACAAAATAGGGCTTTACCATCTATATTCTTCAGTAAATTCTGTTTAGGTACAAGTAATTTGTCAACAATTATATTAGAGTCAGTAGAACCTGAAAATAACAATGAGAATTTTTGGACAAACTTCTTTGTCCAAATGTTTACTATTGTTTATTATGAATCTTTATCTGGTATGCCTTATCATAAGTTCTCTAATATAAGATTACCTGCTACAAATAGTAATTATAGTAGAGCAAGTTTTAACTATGCTGTATCAGATAATGATTTCCTAAAAACTTTATTTAAAGATTATAAGAAAAGTAATGCACATGTGAATATATCTCTATCTAATAGTAAATTAGAAATAGATTTTGATGAAGAATTTGAAAAATATGCAGTTGAAACTTTAAATAAGCATTTAGGTAATTACAAAAAGTATTATTTATGTTATAGATTAGAAGGTAATGTTTACGAATTACATTTAAACAATACCTTTAATGTATCATTTAAAAACTATTTACCTGATAGTTCTCTTAATATTATACCATTAGTTTATAAACAGAAAGAGTATCCATTAGTTCTTACAGAGATTCCTGATGAAAAGGATACTATAACACCAAAATTGGTATTGATGAAAGAGACAAGAGAATATATAAAAAGATGTTTAACAAGAAGATTAGAAAAAATACAAAAAAATGAAGCATTTGAATCAATCTACAAAAGTAAAATTAACAATTACAAAAGAGGTTTACAGCGAGATAACATATCTCTGTAAAAGAATAAATAGTGTAGAATGGTCGGGATTACTTTTCTATGATTTAGAAGGTTCTATAAAAAATCCTGAGAACTTGAGAATTATTACAAGAGCTATTCTTCCTTTAGATAAAGGTAATGCTACTTATACAGAATATGAAGTAGATGAAAGGTATGTGAATTTCATTAATAAAAATGAACAGTTTGAAGATTGTTTATATGGAGCAACTCACAGCCATAACAACATGGACTCATTCTTTTCTGGTACAGATATAAGAGATTTGGAGATTAATGCTCCTAAGAATAACATTTATTTATCTCTTATTGTAAATAACAGAGAACAAATGGTAGCTAAGCTTTGTTTTGTGGCCAATACAAACTCTTCTCAAACAGTAGCAAAAGCTCTTGATGAGTTTGGTCAAGAATATAGTGTCAGTGTAGATAATGAAAACCAACAGTACTTAGTTATTTATGACTGTGATATTGAGATTGAAAGACCTTATCTAAGAGAAGATTTCATTCAAGCTGTAGAAGACATTATGAAAGTACCTGTGTATAATTATGGGAGTAACTTTACCTATGGTAATAATTATAATAACAATACTTATGGTGTTGGTTATAATAGTAATGGTACTGTAAGTAGTTATTCTAAAAGTTATGGTGTTACTCCAAGCACAGGAAAATTTGTTCCTGTAATTCCAAGTACCATCTACTCTAAAAAAAAAGACCTAAAAAGAAGCGTTGAGAAAGATTATTTTATTACTAATACTATTCCTGAGTTTTCAGTAAATGTGCTTATAAGTTTTTCTGAAAGAGCTACTTTTAAAGACTTTATGGATGTATTAGAGTATTATATTGATTATGAGATAGCTCCAAAGATATTACAAGATACATTCTATGACAATTTTGAAGCTACTTATGATGAATATTTTCCTAATATCAAAAGTGATGAAGGCTTTAAAGCAGTTCTTGAAGCTTTACTTGAAGAGTATGAAGATTTCCTTACTGTAAAACCAAGCAAGTATAATAAGTATATTGAAGTACTTGTAGAAGCAATACAGAAAATGATTAATAAAATTTAGTATGAACGAAATAACAACAAGTAGATTTAAAGGGGCTGTATGGTTCAGCTCTGAAGTTAGAAATGTTATAGTAGGTGGTGCAGGTTCTTTAGGTTCCTTCACCTCTTTGCTATTAGCAAGAATGAACTTTAAGCCTTTTGTTTATGATTTTGACAAAATTGAAGAACATAATTTAGCTGGACAATTTTTTGGTTATAATGATGTAGGTAGCTATAAAGTGGATGCTTTAAGAAGAAGAATACAAGATTTTGCATTAGTAAGTATAAATGTATCTAAAGACCCCTATGACCAAAATAGTTATGCTGATAAATTTATGTTTTCTTGCTTTGATAATATGAAAGCAAGAGAGATATTCTTTAATAATTGGTGCAAATATGTTGAAAATAACTACAATGAAAAAGACAAACATAAAGTACCAATCTTTATAGATACAAGGCTTAATTTTGAGAACATGCAAATCTTTTGTGTTACACCAGATAAGATAGAAGATTATAAAAAGAGTCTTTTTAGTGATGATAAGATACCTGATGAAGTATGTACTTTAAAATCAACAACACATATTTCATGTATGGCTTCTTCTCATGCTGTAGGATTCTTTACTAATCACCTATCCAATTGTGTAACAGGTGAAGATGATAGAGAAGTTCCTTTTAGATGGGATTATATATTACCAATGAATACTGTGATAAATGAATAGAGAATTAAACAATTTGTTGTTCCAATATTTTAGTGGTCTTTCAAATTCAATTTATCTAAAAAAGGATATAAGTAATAGTTCTTACATAGAGAAAGATATTTGTTTATTTATAGAAAATAAGATTGTACCTGCCAACAGTTTATTTCTATATGATAACTTTATAGAAGGTGTGTCAAGTCCTGAAAAGAGTATCTATTATTCTTACAAGATGAATAAAAGCTATATAAATGACCATCAATTTGAAAAGTCTTATAATAACTTTTTTACAGACATGAAAAAACAAAGATTAAGCTTTTCATTTATGAGAAGTAAATCTGGTGATAATGTAGTAAATTTATTCAATGCACAAGGGTCTCTTTGGGATTTAGATACAAATGAACTTTTAGTATCTCTATGTATTCCTAATCATTTCTTTATAGCTTTTTGTAGTTTGAAATCTTCAGAGGAGAAATTAGATTTTGTAGATAAGAACTTAGAGAATAATCTAACTCTTTATATAGATAGAAAGTTTCTTACAGATGATAAATACAATACATGGAGAAAGAAATTTGACACTTATTATTTACACTTTGTTAGAGTGTTTAATATAGATATTATAGAAACAACTAATTTAGGCTCTAAAATATTTAAGACTGTAAAATTATTGCCTGAAATGAATAGCTTAGAAGAAGTTGAAAAATATTTTAGCTATATTGAAGATAAACTTGTAGAAGATATTTTTAGTACATTATGACAAAAGGAGCAACAAATAAAAGAAAAGGTAGTAATGCTGAAAGAGAGTTTGCTTCAGCATTCAGAGAATTAGGATTTACACATTGTAAAACATCAAGAGAAGGTTCAAAAATGCATGATGGTGCAGGTATTGACCTTCTCTTTGTACCTATGAATATTCAGATAAAAGCAGGTAAGCAGAAAGGCTTAAATGCTTCTAAGGAGATTAGATATGTATATGATAGAGTCAGGGAAATATTTCCTGAAGGCTCAAGAGAATACTTTTTACCTAATATCCTTATACACAAAAAGGAGGTTGGACAAGGTAAAAGAAGAACACAATTTGATACAATTGTAAGTATGACCTTTGAAGACTTTAAATTATTAATTAGTAAAATAGAAAAATGGGATTAACAAAAGAAAATTATTATGATAGTCCAAGACTATCACAGAGTAAGTTAAAGACTCTTTTATATAGTCCAAAAGCTTTTCTTGAAACAGAAGAACCAGAGCTTTTCTTTGAAGAGAAGAAACATTTTGTAATAGGTAGTGCTGTAGATACTTATCTTACCAGTGTGGTAGATTTTAATGAGAAGTACTATATTTCTCATTTAGCTGATAAACCATCAGATGTGGTAAAAAGCATATTATACGAGGTTTATTCTAATGCTAAAGATAAGATTGCTGAAGATGATTCTTATAAGAATTTGGAATTTCTAAAGCAAGAAATTATTGATAGCTGTGAATCTCATGGTTATTATAAGAACTTGAAACTTGAAACAAGAATAAATAAAATCATAGAATATCATGAGTATTGGGAAGAGATTGTAAGTTCTGGAGATAAAACTATTCTAACTCAAGAAGAAGCAGAAATAGTGTCTAATATTGTAAGAAAGGTATATGCAAATCAGTATACTTCAAGGTATTTTAGAGATAGTGATGAAAATATTACCATTCTAAAACAGTTACCAATAGAGTTTGAGATAAGTGAAGTAGAGTGTAAAGCTCTTTTAGATATAGTTTATATTAACCATATAGAGAAAACTATAACTCCAATTGATCTTAAAACTATTGGTGATTCTGTAAAGAATTTCCCTGAATCTTTAAGGAAAAGGAGGTATGACATTCAACTTTCATGGTATGTAGAAGCACTTTATCAGTGGAAAGAAGATAATGAGTTTAAAAACTATAAAATATTAGACTTTAAGTTTATTGTAGTGAGTACTACTGAAGAAGATGAAGAGCCTGTAATATTTACTTGTGATAAAAGCCTTGAGTTTATGGGTAAATATGGTAGAGATTACCTATACCTAAGAGGTGAACAAGCAAGTAATTCTACAGATACAGTATATAACAGATTAAATAATGTAAAAGGTTATATGGACCTTATAGATGATTACCTGTTTTATGTTGAGAATGACTTTACTGAAGATAGGCTTTTTAGAGAAAGTGGAGATAATTTGAAGTTAGATTGGGCAGGTATTATACCTCTTAAATAATTTGATTTTGTTATGGAAATACACAGTGGAAAGTTATTTAAGAACAAAACATGGAGGTATCTATACCCAACATTAAAATATTATGGACCAGATTTAGACAATTATATTACCTCTTTTATAAAACTTAATATTGGAATTGGAGATACAAATGTAGCTTTTGAAGAAGATAATTTATTTATTCTTTTTGATGTTGAACTAAGAAACCACATGCAAATCAATCTTCAAAAGTACAGAGAAAAGTTTCAACAATTCCTACATTTTGTAAGGATACAACATTATTATACTTCTGATTATGAATACAAATATGGTAAGTTCAATACAGGACACATGGTTGTTCTGAAAATACCTTATGTATTTAAGAATGCTATGTACAATTTCATAAAAGGTAAATACAGCTTAATGTATAGTGAAGAACAAGTAAAGAAATACTTTGGTTTTAGGAAATTTGAAAACAAAACATTAGAAAGAGAAGTAAATAAGATACTGAAAAATACAAGAGATGTATTTCTTAAAGATGAAAAAAGAAAAAAGGCTTTTATAAAAAGAGTGAATTTAGATTTTGACACTAATATCAAGGAGGAGATGTTTAATAATGATTTTGAATTAGACTATCCTCCAAGATTTAGTGAGGAGATTTTTGGATATTCACCTCCAAAAGGTGATTTATGGAATTAAAAATATGACAATTGTAGAAACATTTTTAGCAATTGCTCTAATAATATCTATATTTTATAATGTAGGTTATAGAGTAAGCAAAAAATCTGCCTATCAAGCAGATATAAGAAATCTTGTAATGGATATAGCTTTATTGAAAGATAAAGTAAGAAGCTTAGAAGAAGAAAAAATACTTATTTCAGCAGAGCTTGAACACTATAAGAAGAAATTTGAAACTTACAAAGAAAATTGTAAGGGTTTAAATAAAAAGATAGTTGAACTAAAATCAAAAATAAAAAATGGAAGAACAAATTAGAGAGTTAGGTTCTATTGTTTACAAAGTGCTTTTCTTACCTAAATTAAATGAGCATATTAAAGAATACATTAGAACTCATTATTTTGAAGATGATGATATTTCTATACCAGAGAATGTGGTTAGACACTATAACTTGAATGTATCTGAAAAGATTATTAGGGAGTCTGACTTAGACCCATCTTTAGTAACTGATTTTGTTCAGTTTAAGAAGAAATGTAAAGAACTTGATATAGATTATATTGAATTTTAGTTTTTAGTTCAAATATAATTTGTATCTTTGCAGTGCCTATCAATTCCTATTTTATAGTTTTATTTATTTTTTATCAAGCCTGTTAAGTCTTAGTGTTTGACAGGCTTAATTTTTAATTTAGTATGAGTTTATTAGAAAACATCAAGAAAGAAAAGGTTTCTCAAAATGCAAGAGAAATGATTATTTTCAGTTATCCAAAAATTGGAAAGACTGAACTTATGACACACCTTCCAGGTAACTATCTTATTTTAGATTTTGATGATGGTATGGCTTACTATAGTGGTAATTACATTAAAGTAAATGACTATACTACTTTCTCTCAACTCAGTAAAGAATTTGGAGAAAAGAAACCACAATTTGACTTTATAGTTTTAGATACTATTACTATGTTATATGATACTATAACAAATACATTAGCTATCAAAAATTATAATGCTGACCCTATGAATGCTAAAAACCAAATCAAAGATTTAAAATATGATATTACAAATCTTGCTTATGGTGCTGGTTATGGTTACAAAAGAAATGCTTTTCAGCAAATTATTAACTTCTTTAAACCTTACTGTAAGTGTTTAATTCTTTTAGGGCATGTAGCTGACAAGTCTTTAAAAACGGATAAAGATATGGAAGGTAATGTAAAAGACTTAGCTTTAGAGGGTAAATTAAAAGATATTTTAGCTTTAAAGACTGATGCTATGGGATTATTATATAGGAGTTCTCCTAATGAGAATACTATATCTTTTAATCCTTCTATTGGATTAATTGGAGGAACTCGCATCCCTCATTTATCCAATAAAGAGTTTGTAATCTCTAAGAAACTTGAAGATGGTACATTAGAGACTTATTGGGACAAAATATTTGTATAGGATTAAGTATTAATATCTGGGGAGGGGCAACTCTCCCCTAAATTTAAAATTATGGGATATAACAGTGATTTTAAGATTACATTCAATAAGAAAGACCTCACAATAAAACAGCAGGTTGAAATACTTGATTTCTTAGAAAATGATAATTCTTTAGGTGTCATAACAGATGTTATTAGAGAAGATAGAAATAAAGATTCTGCCTATTATGCAGATAAACTTCTTCCTGAACAAGTAGATATATACTATAAAAAATGGTATGATTTTTCAGATGATTTTCTTAGATTATCTAAACAATTTCCCTATCTAAAAATAGTAGTAGAAAGAAGTGGAGAGGATAGATTAGACATAGAAAAGAATTATTACTATAATGGTAATGAACAAGTTTGCACAGGAGAAGTAAAATTTGAAGAAAATAAATTATGGTAAAAGTGTTTAGATTTTTAGCTCCAATGCTATTAACTATTGGATTATTCCTTTTAATATCTCTAATGTTTAGAGAATGTTCTGATAGAGATAGAGAGATAAGCTCTAAAAGGCTCATAGCTCAACTCAATGATTCATTACGTTCTTATAGAGATAAAGAAGGTAAAATGATTTCAAGAATTAGCTCCATAGAAGTAGATAACATGTCTTTTTTTAAACAATTACAAGTGAAAGATAAAACTATACAAGACCTTCAGAAACTTGTAAAAAAAGGTACTTTGGCTGCTTCTATAATCAAAACAGAAACTAAAGTTGACACTGTATTTAAAACAACAAAGATAAAAGATACAGTAAATGTAACTTATGAGACTGATTTTGATATACAAGGTTGGATTTGGGGTACTGTAGCAATAAATAAAGATACAACAGCATTGAGAATATTCACAAGAGACCAATATGATATTAGACTCTCTAAGGAAAAAGATGGTACTTATATAGATGTGATTAATCATAATCCCTTTTCAACTACTCAAGAGGTAAGAAGTGTTTATAAACTTCCTAAACCTAAAAAATGGGGTTTAAATGTTAGTGCTGGATATGGTATAACTCCAGAAGGATTAAAACCTTACATAGGTATAAGTATAGGTAGAACTCTAATTAGTTTTTAATAATGAATGCAATTGAATACACAGACAGGAAAAGAAAAGTTATACAGCTCATGCAAAAAGAGTTTGCAGCTATACCTTTTCAAATATTAGATGAAAAAGATTGGAAGAAAAATGCAGAACTTGTATTACCTAATGATGAAGACCTTTTTAAGAAATTAGAGATACAACCTACAAATGAAGTTTGGCAAAATGTAATCTATATGTGTGATGATTTCTATATTGATTCAGAATATTGCAATGTAGATAAATTATATGAATTAGGGTTTGTACCAATATACTATAGAGAATATTATTTTTTAATCATACAAGGTATAGGTTATGATGTAATAGATGAACATTTCACACCACTATTTGAATACTTAAACTGGCTAAGATGATGAATGCAAAAGATTATCAGAAAACAAATTTTTATGAGATAAAATGCTTTACAAAAAAGTATATACCTATAGATTGTAAACCATATAGGAAACTCACAAAACTTTTCCCTCTTTATGAACTATTAGAAAGAGGTGAAAATGAGATAAAACAAGTATATTATGAAGATGTTATTGATGAGTTAGAAAGAATAAGTAATATACATACTAACTTTATATTTCAAATCACTATTCATACATGGGATAAACTGTTTTTTAGGTACTTCTTTATGAATGGTATGAAATATGGTACTCAAGGAGAAGTCACTTTTGATGGCTTTAATGAAAAATATTTAAAATAAGAAAAATAAATTATTTCAAACATGAAAACAATAGATGAATTAGTAAGCCTTGTAAATGATTGGGCTAAAGAAAAAGGTATCCATGAAAAAGGTAACAAAAAAGCACAACTTCTTAAAACACATGAGGAGTTAGGTGAGCTTATATCAGCTCACATTAATAAAGATACTGAACTAAAAAAGGATTCAGTAGGTGATATTTTAGTAACATTAATTAATGCTACTTGGTTTGAGAAACAAGAAGTAGAGAATGCTGACTTTAGTATTGTATTTAAATTTGCTTATCAAAAAGATGATATTAAGAAACTTGTTGAAGAGAATAGTGAGACTGACTCAAATGAAATCTTAGCAATTCTTAGTAACATACTTATAGACATGCTATTTGAAAGAAAATACTATGGCTTAGCACTAACAGCATTTCTTATCAATATAAACATGTACTGTTATTTGGAGAATATAGATTCTTTAGAATGTTTAGAAATTGCTTACAATACAATTTCTAAAAGAACAGGACACATGGATAGCAATGGGCAATTTGTAAAAGATAAGTAATATGAGAAAATTAATACTAAAAATTATCTTATTCATTTTAATTATAGTATTTCTAATAATAACTATAATGTATTTGTTTAGGAGTGATACTCCTTATTTGTGGTTTATAGGGCTTATCGTAAGTATAGTATTTATAATATTTTTCCCTTTTGAGAAATTTTTCAAATCAAAATAATATGAGAAAAGTGTTTTTAATTGTAAGTCTCGTTACAGCTTTAGTTTCTTGTAACAGACCAGAACCTAATTATGAAGGGGTTCTAATGACAGAGTATGGAAGGAATGGGATTAATTCCTTCAAAGTAGTAACAGGTGCGCAAGGTATCTTAGGACCAGGCTCAGAATTGTATCAAGTTCCTATGTGGGAACAATCAGGAGACCCTGATAAAGTAGAAATCACTGCAAAAGATGCAGGTGTATTTACAGTAGACCCTGTATATACTTATGTTCCTATTAGAGGTAAAGGCCCTGAGATTGTATTCTCTTACAAGAATTATGACATTTCTAATCCTGATTCATTCTTTGACTTAGTTGAGAAAAATATTCTCAATAAAAGGGTTACAGATGCTTATAGAGAGGAAGCCAGAAGATATACAACTGATAGTCTTATGAATAATATGGCTTCTTTTGAAGAATCTGTAAATAAAAGACTTAAAGAAGAGTTTGAGAATAAATATTTTAAATTAACTACTCTTACTTCAGGACTAAGACCTCCTTCCTCAATGCTTGTAGCTATTGAAAACAGAAATAAAGCAATTCAAGAAGCCAATAGAGTTAAGAATGAATTAGAAACTTCTAAAATGTTACTTGAGAAAGCCAAGATTGATGCTGAAACCAATAAAGTTCAATCTTTAGGCCTTACAAAGGAAATTCTAATGCAACAATATATTGAAATGCTTAGAACAACAAGTAATAAAGTAATAATTACAGATGGTAAAACTCCTGTTATTTTAGGAAATTAATTTTGGTGTCATATAATTTTATTATTTATTCAAGATGGGGTGTGTAAAAGCACCCCATTTTACTAAAAAATTTTAACATGAAAATTAGTCAAGATTGGGGAAATGGTATAGATAAAATCACTGTTGAAGCTGATGAAGTAGATATAAAGAAAGCAATAAGATATGTTACTCATTGGACAGGAGGTGATTTATTATTAAGATTTGAATCTCTTGACACAGAAACAAGAGATAAATATATTGTAAAGATTAAAAAGTATTTAGATGACAAGAGAAGGTAACTTTTTTGAATATAAAGGTATTTCTATACCTACAAAATTCAAATTAACTCAGGAGCAAGACAATGCCCTTAAAGAAATTATAGACCATGTAATAAATGAGACTACCCCTATCACTTTATCAGGGTATGCAGGTACTGGTAAGACTTCAGTAATAAGGTATTTACAAAAATACATGAAAAAGAAGTTTAATAGAGACATGTTCTCTGGATTTAACTTTATATATGCTGCTCCAACACATGCAGCAACTGTATATTTAGGGCTAAATTTAGGTTTTCTTCCTTATACTATACAAAGTATTATGGTTAATATGTACAATGGAAAAACAAGAACTTTTGAAAAAAAGCTTAGTTCTAAATTTACAAGTGCTTTAGACCCTTATAAAAATAATGTTCTTATTGTAGATGAGAGTTCTATGTTATCAAGAAAAGATGTTGAAGATTTAGTAAGGCTTATGACTGCTAAGAAAGTAAATATTGTTTTCATGGGAGATAAAGCTCAGATACCTGAGATTACAAAGGATAAAAATAAGTATGTATCTGATGTATTTACTAAGTTCAAACTTGTACAATTAACAGAGGTAAAGAGGACAGAAGATGCAAGTATACTTAAAATACTTACAGAGATAAGGAGTAATCCAACAGGTGTACTCCCTATCATAGATAATACAGAAACTGTTACTTATTATAATGCAGGACAAAAAGCAGAGTTCTTTGAAAAATTCATAGAATTATATAAAGAAGAACCTGAAAATACTGTGTTTGTAAGTTACACTAATCAATCCATACAAGCATTCAATAAAAAGGTAAAAGAAGTACTCTATGAAGATATTTATGGATTACATGTTGGAGAAAGTATTATAGGTTATGGAGGTTATAATAATAAGAATATTGTAAATGGTAACCTTGCTAACTCTGTAAAGTTTCAAGTAACTGATGTTAGATTTAAAGACTCTTTTGTATTTATAGCAGGGTATTCAAAGGTACTAAGTATGATTAATGAAGAACTTTCTAACATGAGTACTACTTATTACCCTTTATCTGAAAAAGATAGTATTGTATTTAAAGAGATTACAAAGGAGATGTATGAAAATAATAATAGAATTATTAGCAATCTTTTCAAGAAGATATACAATGCTAAAGTAAATGCTATAGCAACTAATAATTGGAAGAACTATTATTCTCGTATAGATGACCTAACAAGTGCTTTTAAAAGTATAGACTTAGGTAACACTTATATTTATGTACCAGCCAATGATAGAATGGAATTATATTCTTCTCACAATCCTACACATGAAAGGGTTAGAAAAGAATTTCCAGAACTTATTATTGAGAAAGGTATAGATTATGGGTATGGTATTACTATTCATAAATCTCAAGGTGCCACTTATAGTAATATATTCTTCAACTCTCTTTCTACAGAAGTTAATACAAACCCTTTAATGGAAAGAAATATACAAGTAGGTACAGAGGGTAACTCTTTAAATTACGTAGGTATGAGTAGAGCTTCTAAGAAACTCTTTGTACTATATGGAAGTAAAGTAAAACACTTAAATTAATTATTATGATAGACTTTTTATTTTTTTATTTATTACCTATTGGTTTATGCTACTTATTTTATTATATAATAAGTATGTATACTCCATACACATTAAGTAACCTTTTTTGTGATACTTGTTCTTATAAAACAAGTATTTACATATTTGCTTTACTTAGTGTAGCACCTATTGTAAATATCATATTTTTGGTATTTCTAACTTGTCTAATAGTAACACAGTTTTTTAGAAAAAGATGACAAAAATAAAGCTTGATTTTAATCCAGAGGTTTCTGAGATTCTAACTAAAAACAATGTGCCTGTAGATGATGGTAAAGTATTTTTACTTTGTAAATACCTAAACTTGAAACCATCATACTTTCCAGAGGCTTTAGAGAACAAAATCTCCTCTTTAGGATTTTACACTATTGATTATACCAAAAACAAAATAACATGGAAAATTGACCTCTTTGGTGAATCCGTAGAAGGTTTTGAATGGGTTAAAGAATACATAGAAATGTTTGCTAAGAGAAACTCTTTAAGAAGGAACAGTTTGAACACTGTACTTCCTAAGATAAAGAAGCTGCTCTTAAATAATCCTTCTATAGGTTCCAGAGACATCTTAGAAGCAACTAAAATTTACCTTAATGAAACAGACCCTAAGTTTATTATGGAGAGTCAATATTTCATTTCAAAAAACAATGTTTCTAAAATTTTGGATTACATAGAAAGGTTACCAAAAGATACTAATGGTAGAACACTTGAAACAAGTACTTACAAAGATAATGAAGATTTTATATGATAAAGATTATAATTATAGAAGAGGAACTCAATGATAAAGGTCAAATTATGAGTATTTATAGAGGAGAACTTGTATTTACAGAAGAACAAAATCCTCAAGAAATTATTGAAAAATATAACAATTTCTTTAACTCAGACCCTTATTTCAAGAACTATAAATGTCTTCTGATGAAAGAGGTAAATCAAAGTTAGTTAAAAATTATATACTTACAATATTTTATTGTACTTTTGTAACTCAAAAAACTTTGTGTTTACGCGCCCTATTTATCATCATAATTTATTTAATTTGAATTACCTTGTGTGGACTTCCTAACCACACAAGGTTTTTTATTTATAAACTTAATTAATATTTATATGAACAAAATTGAAATTTTCCAAAATCCTGACTTTGGTCAGGTAAGAGTTATTGTTGATGACAATAATAATCCTTATTTTGCTGGTGTAGATGTAGCCAGAGCTTTAGGCTATAAAAGACCAGGTGAAGCTGTTACAACTCATTGTAAATCAGACGGTACGGTGAAACAGAGAGTCACAAATTCTGATGGAATTGGTAGTAATGAACTAAATTTTATCAATGAAGCCAACCTTTATAGACTTATAATGAGGTCACAATTAGATAGTGCTTTGAAGTTTCAAGATTGGGTTGTTGAGGAAGTATTGCCAACCATTAGAAAAGAAGGCTATTATAACTTAGTACCTAAAACACTCCCTGAAGCTCTTAGAGCTTATGCAGCTGAAGTTGAAAAGAACTATCTTCTTGAAGAGAAAACAAGGCAACAAACACTTCTCATTGAAGAGCTACAGCCTAAAGCAGATTACTGTGATGAGATACTTAGAACAAAGAATTGTCTCACTGTAAGAGAGATTGCTAAAGATTATGGAATGACTGCTCAAGAGCTTAATAAAAAGCTCAATGAAATAGGTATTCAGTATAAACAAGGCAATACTTGGCTTCCTTATGCTCCTTATGCAAGGAGTGGTTATACTAAAAGTGAAACAGTACTTTCTGATGATTCTTCTACAACCTATGTACTTAATACAAAATGGACTCAAAAGGGTAGGTTATTTCTGTACAATAAACTAAAAGATAATGGTATATTACCTTTAATGGAACAAGAAGATTAATATGGATGCAAGAAAAGAATTTGAATTAGAGTTAAAAGCAAGAGGTCTTCAACTTACAAAAAGTGAAGTAAATAAACTCATGGAACTTGCTGTAAGACAGAGAAGCTATGAAAGAGCTACTCCTGTGCTTAAAAAAGAAAAGCATTTTCATTATTTTGTACTTGTAATGGCTTATATAGGAGCTATAGATAAACTTGTAGAATATCTCAAAGACAGTGATTTAGTTAAGTTTCTAATGAAAAACAGACTTAACAAAGCTAAGAACTTAGCTAATGAACTGAAAGAAGAATTTAAAAAAGTTTACCTTGACAAACCTGACCTTGTAACAGCTTTTGAGCAATATGTTACAGACTTTGAAGATATTATATTTGTACATCTATGTACTATAAATAATGAAATGAGAGGTGAAAAAACTGTGTATAATACAGATAAAAACATTTATAAAAGTGGTAAAGAATGAGTACATTAATAGTAATATCAGGAAATAAAGGTGTAGGGAAAGACACTGTAGCAAACTTCATGCAAGATATGTTTCATTATACTACTTGTAAAACCTTTGCTTTTGCAAAACCTATAAAGGAGATAACTTCTATTGTATTAGGTGTTCCTGTTGAAACACTTGATGATTATAAGGATAGGTCTGTACATGATATTGGACTTACTAATATATCTAAGGCAATGACTCCAAGAAACTATTATACAATGATAGGTGATATGTTTTGTAAGAACTTTGGAAAAGAAGTGTTTGCTAAAATCATACTAAAACAAATAGAAGAGTCAAGTTTTGAGTTTAATGTCATTACTGACATGAGATTTAGACATGAGTACAATCTATTAAAGGAGCTTAAACCTATATTCATTAGAGTAAAAAGTGATAGAGTAAAATTAGATACTACTCATTACTCAGAAACTGACCTTTTATATCTCTCAGATGATGCTTTTGACTATGTTATAGATAACAGTGGCACTATAAGAGATTTGTTTCTTAGAGTATTAGGAATTGTAAAAGATATAAAGAAAAAGAGTGTTAGATACCTCTAACACTCTTACAAGTGGCAAAACGAAAAATAAGAAAAATTCCTTGTGCAAAAGTAAGAAAATTAAAATTAATACACAAATAAAGAAGATGGTTTTTTATCCATCTTCTTTATTTTTTTTACTTTTGAGCTGAATCCTCTTTTTTCTTGTTTTTACTACCTTTAGGTCTACCTTTTTTCTTAGGTTCTTGTGGAGGTAATCCTCCATTTTCCATATAATCTAAAGCATCTACATAGGACATTCCTTTTGGTTTAGTACCAAGAGCTTCTTTAATCTCTTTTTCACTCATACCTTGTTCTAACATTTCAGCTTTTTTCTCTTTTCTTATTTTATTGTATTCTTTCTTAGACCATTTTTCATGTCCTCTACCTTTTATTTCTTTTATAAATCCATCCCAATAAGTTTTACCTTTATCATATTCATAATCATTTTGCCAAGGCATTAGTAAATCACCATCTTTAGATACCATGTGTGTAAAGAAAGATGGTACAGGAGATACCTTTAAAGCATATTTTGAAGCATCCCCTCCATTGAGTAACATAATACTCTTTAATAGTTTTGTTACATTATCACAATATAAAAGAAAAGAGCTTCTTGATGCATCATCATATAAAGCACCTGGGTCTGACCAGGATTGTAATGTATTAATAGTTGTATTAAGCTCATTATCTAAGAAATTATGTAACTTCCTTTTATCTGAGTCATCATCATCATCATCATCCCAAGTAAGAGATTTAGCAAGTAACATTATACTTAACCAGGTTAGTTTTACAGCTATTTCTTTAGCTAAAGACCTTAAAGTACCTATTTCCTCTTCAGTAAGATTTAATTTAGAATATCCATCATATTTTGTTGGAATACCTGTCTTTAGATTGATAAGCTCTAAAGGGTAATTAAGAGTACTAATAAGTATTGACTTAGTAAAAGCTACTAATCCTCCTATATTATTAGCTTCTTCTAAGATACCTTTATTTCCTCCCATCATATTATGTATAAACTTAAAAGCTACAACTCCTGTAATACCTCCTACAGTTAAAGCTCCAGCTCCTAAACCTAATCCTACTAATATAGAGGAAAGTCCTGTTACAGCCAATGCAGGATTATTATTCCACATAGCTCTGTATCTACCCATCATTTGTTTCTTTCCTGTAAATAAGTCAAAATTCTGTCCTGATGCAAATCTCTGCATAAAGTGTTCTGGCATCCATTTTTTAAACATCATTAGAACTTGACCCCATATAGTTCTTGAAGCCCAAATAGTATCCATATCATCATAGTTACCTTGTGTTCTTGATATGGCTGTCTTCATTTTATTTCTTGTTAGAAAGAATTGGTTATTATCCTCTTCATTAAATCCTACCTCCATATTTTCCCAATTCCTTATATTCTCTTCGGACCTAAACTCTTCTTTTAATCTTAAGGAACCATCTTTAGTTTCTTCAAATACAGTAAATTTAGAACCATCAAATATAGGTACTAATTCCCCTTTATTGTTCTCTATCTTAGTATCCATTAGTATAGCAAGAACCACAGAACCCTGGTTCTTAAACTCAGGGTTATCTACAGCCCAAGAAAAAACATTAGTATATTTCTCCATAGAGAACTTAGACTGCTCAATATTTCTCTCTAAAGGGTTTTTTCTATCTTGAACAATCCTCATCTTCTCTACTAAAGACCTAAAGATTTTTAGTTGTTTGTATTTACCCATGTGTTCAGGAGAAATCCTATCAGGTAAAATATGCAACATATTAGCAAAGGCTAAGAAATTATGAGCATGTCTAATATTACCTTTAGTCCAGTAATACCCTGTCATATCCATTATAAGGTTGGTATTTTTACCTTCCATCCTGTTTCTGATACCTCCAATAGGGTTAAGTCCTAATCCTTTAAAAATGATAGTTTTTAGTATTCCTTGAATAATACCAGCACTATTTAAGTCAAGACCCAAACTTTGTATCTTACTTTCTATATTCTTTTGATAAGCTTCTTCATATTGCTCAGGAGTTATATCAATTATTTTATCTTCTCCTGTGTGCTTATCTTTATAGCTTGCAAAATATGTACCCCCATGCTCATCCACTATAAGTTCATATCTCATACCATCTTGATAGAAACTATCACTAATATTAGAGTTATGACCTCTTTCTCTTGCACTCTGGAGTTCTTTTAATAATTGTCTTTCTGAATCACTATAAAGGTAAAAGAACCTATTCTTTTCTACTTTATTTTTAAGCCAACCTATAACACCTAATTTATCAAGTAACATCTCTATCCAACCAGGTGTTTTAATCTCTTTACCTATTAGTTGTTCTGTACCTCTTGCATGCTCATGCTCATTCTTAATTACTTTATTGATATAGTGTTCTAATTTCTCAATACTATTTTTTCTCTCCCTTTCACTTTCTCCTACAGTTTTCTTATGTTTCTCAAGTAAGATATTAGCTATAGGTAAAGTATCTTCTCTGGCTTTTTGTAAAGCTACCATATCAATTAAAGCCCCTGTTATCTTATTAATATCAGAAGAATAATTCCTTAAAGTCATTTCACTTGCAATCTCATGAACTAATTGCTCTGGTGTTATGTTATTAGGTATAGTAAGACCTAAATCTTTTGCCATAGATTTAAGCTCATCAACAGATTTAGCTTTTAGAGCTGATGATAGAGCCTTTATTTCTTGTTTTGTCTTATCAGAATAGTTCTCTACAATACCTTTATCTTTCTTATTACCTACACCTACTTCATAGAAATACTCTCTATAAGCTTGTATACCTTTAGATATTAGAGTACCTGCTTTAGAAGCACCTTTTGCATCACTTACTTTTTCGAGAAACTCCTTTTGTATCTTAGCAAAGCTCATTCCTGATATGTCATAGGTAGGATTTATGTATTGAGAATATATATCTTCTAATACAGACCAATACTCAAACATTTCATCAGACTGTTCAATTCTATCAAAGTCTTTATTATAATAGCCTGTATCAGAGGTTATTTCTTCTCCATTAAAGTCATAGCCCTCAGTAAAGGTTTTTCTTGGTACAAATACAATATCATTAAGGTTAGGAAATATACTTGATATACCTCCTGTACCATTAAATGCAGCTGCTGTAGTTGGAGAATCTCCAAAATAAGACCTTAGAAATACAAAAGGGTTATTTCTCTCTGCTTCATATTTAGATTCATAATTTTGCTTAGTAAGCTCATAATTTTCTATCCAACTATTTACTTTGTCTATCTCTTTATCATACACTTTACCAAGTTGTTTTCTAAGATTATTTTCATATTCTTCCATTTCCTGGTCAGAGAAGATAAATTCATTAGGATAGTTCTTACCATAAAGGTCTTTAAAAGCCTTTATTTTTCTAAAGTCTATAACATCAGCATTAGCCTTTAGCCATTGTATTTTCTTACTATAATAAGAAGCATAGTCATTACCCTCAACTTCCATATTAAAGTATTTATAAAGCTTTCTCCTATACTCAGAAGTATATTTACTAATGATATTACCTGTTCTTGCTCCTGATAAAAATTTCTCAAATATAAAGCTAAAATCAGTAATACCTTTTGCTTCTAATTTCTCAATAGCAGCTAATAATCTATCCTTATAAGCAATAGCTTCAGATGTCCTATGAGACATATTTTTTTCAAGGTATGACTTTAATATTTGAGGAGTAATAGATTCTTTAGTACTTGCTTGAGATACCCCTAAAAGGGCTTTCTCAAAAAAGTTTATATCATCTTTTACTTTAAATAAATCATTTACCTTATCTTTGTCTATTTTACCATCAGCTCTTTTAAATGCAATATTATTAAGTACATTATGTTGATAAGTAACATCTTCTTCAATGATTTTATTAGATATTTCATTGAGCTTACTATTATATTTATGCATTAGAGAAAGTACCTTAGACCTAAGTTCAGGATTCTCACTTATTGCATAATCAACATTTTCATTGCTTCCATATTTTGTACCTGTAATAAATCCAAAAAGGAAATCAACCCTATCTCCAAGATTCTTTATGCTACCACTATCTATTACATCAAGTTTATGAGACAAATCATCTAATTCATTAAATAATGTCTCTACATTTTTCTCATTTTCACCAGATATAGCATTATTATAGTACTCTTGTAATTTACCCTCTTCAGTTATTAGCTTATTTAGGTCATCAATAGTCTTAGTTTTATTCTTGTTTTTTGGATTTTTGAGTTCTTTTATTAACTCACCTTTCTTTTTCTGTACACTTTTTAGTAGTGCATCTAAGTAATTTGTATATTCTGTATAATTATCTGTTACAGGAGGTGTAATATTAGGGTCAGAGTTTGAGTCCCAATTATCATTTGAAGGCAATATATCACCATCAGTATTATAATCATTACTCCTTTTATTGCTATCCTCAGTGTTTTTTCTTGTAAGTTCCTTAGCTTTATTATTAGCTACTTCATCTTTTATTTCTTGAAGCTCTCTATTAGATTCAACTTCCTTAGATTTTACTTTAATAATATTATTAGAGTTTTTATTACCTATTCTCATTGAATTTGAATCAATATCAGTAATTAGGTTAAGTCTATCTTCATAAGCATCATAAAGTTTTGAAGCTACTTTATCTACAATATTTCTACTATTTCTAATTTCATCTTTTATGTATTGTTGTTTTTCAGAAGAAAGTGTATTATACTTTTTTACTATAGCATCTACTTCTTCTTTAGTAAAACCGTGTATTTTATGGTTTCTAATTTCTATATTACCATTTGATACTTGTACAGCTATTTTACCTAAGCTATCTAAAGTTTCTTGTAGCTTATTAAAATCTACCATTTTAAAGTTAGATAGCCTTTCAAACATATAATTCTTTATAGCAAATTGTTCTTGACTACCATTTACTTTATCAAAGAATAATTCTGTTGGAGTGGTGTTATACATACTTCCAAAAGAAGATAAAAATTGAGGTTGTAATTCCTGTATTTTATCTATTAAAAGTTGATTCCTTTTATTGAAATCCTTAATGTTAGATACTTGTATTATTGTTGTATTACCAACATTCTTATAGGCAGTGATAAGGTCTTTTTCATAAAGACCTTTCATCACTACATTTCTACTATTACTGTTTAAGACTGTATTTTTACAAGACATATTATTTTATTTTAGAATACACTGCAATTTTTTGACAACTCTATAGAGTCATCATTGTTTAATCTTTTTATATTATTAGAGTGAAGAACAAAAAGTTTCTCACTTGCTCTTGACATAGCTACATAGTTAAGAGAGTTACCTTCTGTACTTATTTGCATTCCATTTTCATGGATTTCTGTTTTAGCAAATTCCGTTGATGTAGAATTAAAGAATACATTCTTATAAGTAGCTCCTTGTGCTTTATGTATAGTTATACCATAACCATAGTCAATACTCTTACTCATAAAAAGCTCTTTATAATTCTTTTTTAGATTAGCCATTTGAGGATTAGACCAATTTACAGAGCTTTCTTTTTCCATCATATTTGTATATGGATTGTAGAAATAATCATCTCCAATCTCTAATTTAGCAAGTCCCCCTGTAATCTTAGCAAGTGTCTCACTAAAATCTTTCCATCTGTTTGTTCCTAAAGCCATCTTCTTCAAATCATAGACATCTCTAAATATTTCAGATAGTTTACTATTATTCTTTAAAAAATCTTTATCTGTAAGATTTTTCATATCTAAAGAGTCTGTTCTGGACATCTGTAAATAAGTAGTTTGTACAGTTTTATCATTCTCTCTATTTGGTGAATGCAAATCAGCTAATTTTTGTATAGCATTAGATTTTAATGTTATTTTTACTTCAGAACCATCATAACTAATATCATCTACAGTGTATTTTATACTGTTTGCTAAGTCATTTGACTTAATCTTTTTATTGTTGTAACCAGAGTATCCTATTACAGATTCACCTTCAACTAAGCCATCTACATCTTCACCATAAAAAGCTTTTCTAAAAGATTTATTGAAGTTCTTTACATCTTCATTGGTATAAGTAATATAAATAGCTTCTTCAGGGTCTGCTTCATAAGCTGTTCTAAACCCTTTGTAAAAACCTTTAGTGTTATCATCTTTATTAAAAAACTGTAGAGTCTCTGTATTATCTACAACAGGTAATACACCATCAGGATTATTCCTAATCTCTGTTAGAACCCTCAAAATTGAGTTATCTTTTGTTCTTTGTACTTGAGATAATTGTATTAATTTAAAATCAGTAAAAGCCTTAGAAACATCTTTTATAGAATTTTTTGTTTCAGGGTTTATTTTTCCTTTAGATGCTACTTCAGGTAATTGCATTTTATCCCCCATGAATATAACTTTTACACCTTTTCTATCCATTACAGAAAGGAAATTATCCATAGTGGTTGAATCCATTAGAGAAACTTCATCTACTACAAAGATATTCTGGTCGTAGTCTGATAATGCTTGGTCAACTTTTGAAGATGTTGTGTAAGTTACATTACCAAAATCATCTATTCTTTTTACAACAGAAGAAGCAATTGTAAAAGGCATTTTCTTAGTGTTATAACCTAAATATAGTGTAGCAGCATGTGTAGGTGCGCCATAAAGAAATTTATAACCTCTTTTCCTTTTTAAATAATCTTCCAAATATCCTATCACAGAAGTTTTGCCAGTACCAGCATAGCCACTTAAAGTTATAGGTTCTGTATCTCCACTTGTAATATTTTCTATAAGAGTTATAAGAGCCTGTTCTTGCTCTTCTGATAATTGAAATTTAGTAGGTATTGTTATACCTTTGTAAGAAAATGAGTGTTCATATTGAGGGGGTTTTTTAGCTTCTTTTTCAAGCTCTTTTTCTTTTTTTATTTCTTTAAAAAGCTCTGTAAATATATCATTATGTATATTAAAACTACCCAAACCATGTACATCAAATATAAAACCTCCATTCTTACCTTCACGGGATTTCATAAAATCTCTGTAGATAGTGTTTACATCTTTGCTATCATTTTTATCATAGTACTCACTTATTGTATTTTTTAAATACTCTAATACATCACTGGGGAGTTGGCTTTTTAATTTATAGACTCTTGTATTTTTTTCTTCATTTATTTCTTGTTGAGCTTGATTAAAAGCTTCAGAAAAATCATGTGCATCTTCATGAGTTATAGTACCTTGATTAATCAATAATTGATAAAGTCTTGCAAAAGACATATCCTTGAAATCTTTTAAATATTGTTTTATGTATTTCTTTAAACCTTCTATCTTTTCTTCCCTTGCGTATTTTTCATGGTTTTTTACTTTATCAACAATATCAGGTTGAACTATGGTGTCTGCTGTAGATAAAGATATTACTTTATCTCTTTTCTTATCATAAACATATTTATTACCTGTATTTTCATAAGTTACTATTTCAGCATGCTCAGGGTGTTTTTCTATGTACTTTAAAAAAGTTTTGTTTTGTTGCTTTTCATTAGTAAGTTCTTTTACTTCTCCTTTTTTAGATTTAAAATGCTGATAGTACTTACCTGTCTCAGGATTATAAGAAAATACAAATTGGTCTACTTGAAATTCTTCTCCATAACGTTCTTTTGGTGCTGGAGGAGGTGTAGGTTGTGTAGGAGTTATTGTTTCTTCATCACCTCTCAACTCTCTTAACTTGTTCAGTAAATCACCATCTAATTCTTTTTCATCTAATAAAGAAAATAGCCATTTTTTTACATCACCATTGTAATCATATACAAGCTCTTTAAATTTTCTTGATAATAGCTGTTTAAGTTCTTCATACTTTAAGAGTGCATCTTCTGATGAAAGTTTTGTAAGTTTTTCTTCATTAACTAAAAGACCAAATAAATCATTTTCAGCATACCTACCAAAATACCATATTTTATCGTTGTTATTTAAATCATTTGTAAGATAATCTAAAAGATAATTAATCCTATCAACTTCAACTTTATCATCAGCTTTTAATGAATTAATTTGTGCTATTGTGTCTTGTAAATTTACATTATGTATGTGTAGCAAGTCACTCTTTACAAACTCATTATTGAGTAGCTCTCTATACCCTTCTTTATTCTTAGATTTATTAGTCAAAAATGCTAAAGCTTTTGTAAAGATACTTTTTATATCCTCTCTGTTTGCTTGCTCATTACTTATTCCAACAAATTTTATTACAAAGCTTTTAATGAAAGAGTTTTTTTCATTTAATTCTAAAGATTTTTTTACATATCTATCACCCTCTTTGTCAAACTTAAAAACAGAAACTGATTCACCAGCACCAACTTTAACTATTTCATACTGATAGTATTTACCATCTTTTGTTTTTATTCTAACAACAGTATTACCTTTTGCGCTTGGAGTATGTACAATTAGGAAACCTGTATTTTTTGGAAACACTCCAAAAGGTTCTAATATCTCAACTTCTTTACTTTGCTCTGGGTCATTTGTTTTTAAAAACTCAAACTCATTTAATATATCATCTACTTTATCGGATGTATTACTTTCATTATTATTATTATTATCTGTTTCAAAATACTTATCAGATATTTTTTTTATTAAATTAGGGTCAGTAACTTCAGTAGCATTTTGTTTAGCATTTATACCTGAACCAACAAATGTGTGTTTATAAGCTTTTAATTTATCTACATTATATGAATAAATTTCTCCATCTATAAGCATTTTTTGTCCAAAACCATTTCTTGCTTCATTTAGTTTATTAAGCATAGATTTTATAAAAGGGTCTGAATCTTTTAGTCCAAACTCTTCTCTTAATCTATTTATAAGATACTCCATAGTTCTTGGTGCTGTATGAGCTATATCAGCTAAATTAGTACCAATACCATCTGTAGGAAAAACTACAGTTTTACCTTTTACTTTTTGCTTTAAGTTCTCTATATCTTCATTTATTCTCTTAATATTTTCTGCATATTCACTATCATATAAAAAGGCATCAGGTGTATTTCTTGGAAACTTTTTAGTCATTATACCAACTGCATTAGGCTCATTTCTTATTTGAGCTTGACCTCCTGTACCTTGTCTTATGGAGTTATCACCAAATACAAATATTTTGTCAGGATTATTTCTCACATCTTGTACAGAATATCTATTTTGTTGTTCTACTTTTATATTACTATCTGTACTACTCTGAGAACCTGTTTGTTGTTTTTTATTGAAAGTTTTTTCATAAGTATCTTGAATAGCTTTTTCACCATCTTCATTGATATTTCTTGTACCTATACCAGCAAAGTGTCTTGTAAGTGTAGGTGTCTCTGTAGGTACATAATCATTTATATTAGAATCATATTTATACCAACCTTTTGGGTAAGTTGGATTGTCATACTGATTATATACATACACAGGTTTATTATTAAGAATAGCCATATTTACAGCATAACCTGTACCTCCTGTTACAGTAGGGTTTTTTGCAATTCTTGTATCTTCTTTTTTATTATCAGGAAAAGCATTCTCTCCAGCTGGAACTAATCTTCCAACAGCATATACAGCTTCAGAATATTTTACTTGAGACCAATTTCTTATAAGCAAACCCATGTTTACTTCAGTTTTGTCATAACCAAACATTCTATTAGCTGCTTTAGCTGCTTCTTTTCTACCTTCTCTATAATCTTGCTCAGTTATTTGAGTATTACCATTAGGCATATCAGCAGTTTTATAATGTCTTTGATTTTCTTCTGATATACCAAATTGTTTACCTATCTGGCCCCAAACAGTATCAGCTCCAATTGCACCTCCACTATGTAATGTATAAGGGTCATCTTGTTTTAAATAACTATCTAAGTTTTTATAAAGGTACTCTAAGTCATTATTATCTTGAGATATACCTAAAAGGTCTTTTAACAAAGAAACAAACTTTTGCCATAAGTTTTGCTTTCTCAGTGTATTTCTAAACTCACTATTAGACAAACCATAAGATAAGAACTCAGCAGGATTAGTAATAGCTCTGTAAGTCTCTTCAGCATAACCCTCTCTTATAAGACTTCTTTCACTTCTTGGGTCCAACAAAGGTTCTTTATTTACACTATCCTTGAATACATTATATTCCTTAAGGTCTACACTCTTTGAATATTCTTTAAACAAGTTGATTATATTCTTCATATAAGGAGAGTCTCTATTAGCATCTTCATATGCTTTTTTTAGCTCTCTATTTGCAAATCCTTGTATAAAGTCATGAACTATTCTTTCATACAAATATTCCTCTGCACTTTCAGAAAACCTCTGTGATATAGCATCTACATTGATATAGATTTTATTGTCATTAGCATTATACTTAGAAAACCCTTTAAGGTTGTTGTTTATCTCTACCTCAGCATAGAATTTTCTATTAGTATTAAGCATCATATTAGCTAAATCTTTAATGTATGCTTTATTAGAGTTAAGAGCAAGTTTAAGTACTCCTAACTTATTGTCTTTTGCATTACTTAATAAATAGCTTATGGTGTTTTTAGCCCCATCTATCTTTTGTTTACCATCAATGGTAAATTGATTCAAGTAGTTATCTAAACTACTTGAATCAATATTAAAACCTTTAAATTCTACTTTACAAGTACTCATTAGCAATCTTCTTTTATAAGACCAATTTCTTTTAATTTATTCTTTAAATCCTTTGTTGTAAATGAAGGGTTCTCTTTCATAATATGATTTATAGCTTGCTGTAAATTAAATCCTGTGTAATCAAAATTCTCTGGAGATACAGAATCCAATTTAGCAAGTTTCTCTGCAAAAGTATCTTTTATTTTCAACATATACAAATCATTTCTTACTTTTTTGTATTCCATAGCTTCTCCTTTGTTATCCTCATTCATTCCAGGTACAGTTAAAATAAGGTCTATAATATCTTGAATATACTTTTTCTCAACATTATTTCTACTGTTTTTCTCATTTACAAATATTGTCTTACCAGCTTTCAAATCATTAATTATATTATCAGAGAAAGCTTTTCTGTAAGCATATTGACTAAGTTGCTTAGGAGAGTATGGTGATAACTCATCTTTGAAATTAACATCTTCAGCTTTAAGTTGTCTTAGAATAGTCTTCACTTTATCAGCTGCTTCAGCTTTCTTAAACTCCTTGGTACTTCTATCTGTAGTTACAAACTCTGTACTTCTACCTTTAGCTTTGAGTAATTCCATAACAGTAGTCATCACCTCATCAGAGTATTTCTTACCTGTTAAGTAAGTAATCAAATTCTTAAAGAGTTTTCTAAACTTATCAAGTAATGTTTCTCCCCCATCTTTAGTACTATCAAGGAGTTCTCTGAAGTTACCATTAGAAAATACACCAGCTACAAACTCTGCAATATTCATCATAGGATAAGTAGCATGATTTGTTGGGTCATAAGGTATCTTAGATTTAGCTAATTCATATAAATCATTGAGCTTTTTGATATATAAAGGAGCATCATCTCTTACTACATAATTAAACTCTTTAGGATTTCCTCCTTCAGTAGTTTGTCTTACTCCCCATTTACTTAATTCACTAACAGTAATGCTGTGTATTATCTCTTCAAGAACTACCTCTTGTATATAATTTTCAGACTTAGCTAATTGTTGTTGTCTCTTGACAAAATTATCATTCTTCATCATAGGATTGATTACTATTACATTTTCTTGAGACATGTAAGTAGCTATAGATACATTCTTACCATTATAGTTATCAGAGAATATTACTTTTACATCTTTATCTATAAAAGGTAATAAATCATTCATTAAGTCTTTAAGCTTACTTTCTTTCTGGAATACAGCTCCTAACAATTCTCCTACAGTAGTTTCCTGTATTTCAGATAAATCTAAAGGTTTAGCACTTATAATAGGTTCAGCAGGTTCTATATCTCCAACAGGATTTAAAGAACCATCATTATAAATAGCTTCCATATCATACTCATTATAACCATTATCACCTAAAACAGCTATCTCTTCATATACAAGTACTCTACCACTTCCTGTAATTTCAGTATCTACTAATTTAAATAGTTTATAAGCCTTACCATTTGCTCTATTATACCTTATAGAAATATACTTATCACTAAGTGCTGTCTTTTCATTATTATCTGTATCAATAGGGGATTCAAACCTTTTAAGTTTATTTATAAAATCATTATAAGTGCTTTTATTAGGCTTACTCCTCCAAAGATTATAAGCTTCTTCTGAACCTTTATTTATAAGTATGCTTTCAAACTTGTCCTTAGCACCTATAAGTTTCTTTAACTTATCTTGACTAAGGGTTATAGCTTGGTCAGGATTATGTTGAAAGAATTGTTCCACAAATTTATCAGAAAATGCATCAGTAACTATAGTACCAAATATTTCATTATTTACATCTCTGAGATATTTAGAAAATCCTATAACATTAAGATAATTAGCATTGATGTTATTTCTAAACCCTGTAGCACCCCCTTCTTGGTCAGCAAAGTAAGCATAAGTAGCTAATTCTTGAGCTAATTGGAAAGGAGTTACTTTATAACCATTCCATTCTCCTATGATAGTGTCATTGTCTTGAAGCATCTTCAAGTAATCATTATATCTATTACTTTGAGAGAACTTATCCATCTCTTCAAAAAGGTTCTTTATAGTAGATACACCTCCTGTAAGACTTACATCAGCTTGTAAACTTCTTATAAACTCATTATTCTTCAGGAAGTTATTGTCCATTTTTTGAAGTCTGTTTATAAAAGAAGCCAAAGATTCATTACCTGCTCTGTCAAAGAATAATCTTTCCCTTTCTTCTCTTACTGTAGCATCTTCAAATAATCCACTGTTCTTAGAAGAGTATATAAACTCTTTAAACTCCTGCATTATAGTATATCTCAAATCATTTAAAGCCTCTCCTCTAAGGTCTGTCTTACCAGCAATCTCAGTTATTTTTTCAATTATATCTTTTACAGTAGCACTTTTATATGGATACAACTTATCAAAAACACTTTCAGAAGTTTTCAAACTGTGTATAAGCATAGTTCCTTCTGGTGTTGTTGGCTTTATAGCAATAGGAGTAATGTAATTAAACAATACATAACCATCATCTTTAAGTTCTCTTATTCTCTCTTTAATTACTTCATTAGGAAGGTCAAAATCTACTACTTCAAAATCACCTACAAGGCTTTGGATATTTTCAAACTTTTGTTCATTATTCAATTTTCTTAAAATCTCTATTCTATCTAAGGTGTTGAAATAAGATATACCAAGTTTAGTAGAGTTCATACTTATCAGTTTCTGATATTCACCTATTTCTTCAGATTCTCTTTTAAGATTTAAGAATGTTTGTAATACAGCAAGTTGCATAGTTGTATTTTGAGTGTTCTTATTATCTATAAGACCATTGTATAAACCTTGACCTGTTATCTGTTTTTCATGTATTCTGAGTTCTTCTTCATTAAAAATAACACCTTCATTATTGAACTTATTTAAAGTACTATCAGGAATTATAATATCAAACTCTCTTATAAGTTGTCTTATAATTTCATTTTCTTTATCTTTTACATATCCAGAAGTAAGAGACTTATACTTCTCTTGTAACTCCACATATCTTCTAAGAATAGGTTGAGATAAGAATAAAGAAGTAAGCTGTAAATGTTGCTTTTTACCATTATCTAATGTTACAGGATTCTTAGTCATGTCATAACCTCTAAGATTAAGCATTGTAAGTACATTAATAGTATAAGCATTTTCATTTCTCTTACCCATGATTTGAGCTTTCACATTATCTGTAGCAGAGTTTTGGTTCTCTCCAACTACATCTGAAATAAGTCTCATACCATCAAGGGTTTTGAACTCATTATTAAATCCTCCTAAAGTACCATCAGAAGGTAAACCATCAAGTTCCATTTCACTGTTTACAAGTCTGGGTTTACCTTTTTCATCATAAACAGTTCTCTTAACTATAATAGGTTTATCTAACCTCTGTATTTGAGATAAGAAAGTTACAGTGTTACTATGTACAGAGATACCTAATTTACCTGTAGAACCTAATCTCATAAGTTTCCTTTGATAAGAATCATCATATATAGTAAAGTACTTAGTACTTTCCATTGAGTTTAGTTTCTTATCTATAAGTTTAGCAGTTTCTCCAGCTACTTCAAAAGACAAAACTTTATTTATCTTCTTTTGTACTTTATCATTAGTAGTTAGATATACAGACTTATAAACATCAATCATAGCATTTTCAAGGAGTTTCTTTTCTAAGCTCTCTCTTGTTGTTTTTTCTACAAAGTATTTATTCCACTGTAATTTATGTTTGCTATCATGTAATGTCTTAATCTTTTCAGCATTCTTTTTAAGTATGTTTTCTTTAGCAACTTTTCTTACCTCTTTATCATCTATAATACCTTCTTCATCTAAATCTATACCAAAGACGTCATAAACCATATCTCTAAGTTCATCTATACTTAAATAAGATAAATCTTCATTTACTTTATTATTATTAGCAAACTCTTTACCAACAGCATCATACAAAGCATCAATTTGTGTCTGTAAGTTCTTAGTCTTCTTTTTTACTATTTCTTCAATATTAGCTGAAGTAAGTTTCTCTATCTTACCATTTTCTCTTACTACATAATTAGACTTATAAATATTTCTCTTATCAATATCATAGTCTTCCCCAATTTGTTTAGTATGTTCTTTAGGTACTACAATTAAGTCTCCACTTGCTTCAGGTAAGAAACCTACTACTTTAAGTATAGCTCCTGACTGATGTGATGAAGTAGGTATACGGAAAGAAAACATAGAGAGTAATGCCTGGTCTATCATTTCTTTATTTAATACCTTTTTACCTGTTGCTTTATCTTCTTCACTATAAGGAGTTTTAGTTAAATCTATAAGCTCTGTAGTACCATCTTCCTTAGTAATTCTAAACTTACTTTGAATTAGCACTTCAGCTTCTTTTAGAGTTCCATTCTCATTAGTAGTAGCTCTTAACTCTCCTGTATGATTAGGGTCTAACCATACTATTCCAGACTTCTTATTTTCATTGATAGATTCTAAAGATACTATATCTTCTTTTCTAAAGCTAAAACCTTCAGAAGAGGAAGTATAGTGAGAGTTTCCAGGTAACTTCAACACAATCAATCTGTTAGATATGATAGCTTGAAGTAAAGCTTCAAATTTATTACTTCCTGATGATAACCATAAAGGAATATTAAAATCTATCTTTTCTAAGTCTTCAAATACTTCTAAGCCATCTAAAAGACCATCAGTATAATTTCTACTCTTAGCTTCAGATATAAGAAGTTCTTGCAAAGTTTTCATGAACTTTGCTTCATCTTTTGGTCTATTAGTCTCAGGGTCTAAACCTAATTGTCTATAAAGTTTATCTTTCTCATTCCTTATGTACTTATTCTCTACATAACTCTTTATTTTATCAAGGTCTTTACCTGTAAGATTACTCTTAGTACTGTTTATAACTACCCTATCTTTCTCAGATACTTGAGAGTTATATTCATTAATGATAGCAGCATCAAAAGTATTAGGAAATATAGCTTCTTCTATTTTATTGATACCATTTCCTAAGATTATCTTCCACATCTGAGAACCCATAATAATAGAATCATCTTTACCTTTAGCCATATTTTTATCTGTCTTGTAAGGAGTATCCTGCTGTATCTTAAAATGTTTCCTTTCAAGCTCTAAAGTATTATCATTAAGTAAAGTACTTTTATTGAATAGCTCATCAAATGTTTTATTATAAAGGTCATGTATAGATAGAGTAGAATCAATAGAACCTACTTTATTTGCTGTTTGGAAGGATAGCCTTACTTTCCTATTACCTTTATGGTGTTCTTGTAATTTTTCCATGTGTTTTCTCACAGCATCTATCTTTAGACCTGCTGTAAGCTGTGGTAATAATGGAAAAGAAGATGACTTAATATAGGTAACTCTGTTTACTATAGGTTCATTCTTATCATTTCTAACTATAGTACTTCCTGCATATACAGGTTTTATAGGTTGCATTACCACTTTAAGTTCCTTAGAATCTAAGGTCTCACCTTTAGAAAGTTTATCATATACTGCTTTTATATCATTTCTTTCTTCTTCAGTAAGTCTTCCTTGTCTTAGTAATATATCTAAGTGTTCCTGCCATGTAGTAAGCTCCTGTGCATCTGTACCCTCTATATCAAAATAGTCTCCTATTTCCTTATTATTTTCCTTTAAAAAGGTTTGATAGCCATCAACACCTTTAAGTACTTTTCCTAAAGATTCTGCTGCTTCTATTGAGTCTGAATAGTGTATTTCACCATCACTATCAACTGATACAAATTTATCATTGATTTTTACATACTTGTTATTATATTCATTTCTTAATTCATCAAGATACACTCCTCTTGCTTTTTCAGCTTTTTCTTCAAACTCCTCAATAGCTGCTATAACCTGTTCATTTTCTTTTGTAACCTCACCATAGTATTGTTTTATGAGTTGTCTTGAAGTACTTGTAATAGTTACAGGGTCATTAACCATAATTTGAAGATATTTCTCATGCAAACTATTAGCTAATTTATTTCCTGGAGCTATTAACATTGCCATACGCTTATCTATATTTTCAGCAGTTTTTTTAGCAAGTCCTACAAAGTCTATCTTACTTATGTTTTTAGGCTCTTTTTTATCTGCAAATTTTGAAGGGTTTTCAGAATATAAAGCTGTATCTCCAGCTATCATTTGATAGACATTATTTTGAGCTAACATGTTGTTTATGACAAAATCATAAGCTGCTACCTCAACACTTTTTTCAGGAGAACCTTTTACCTTAGATGCAAGGTATGAATCATCAAGGAAATTATTCTCAAAATTTACTCCTTTCTCATCAAAACTAATAAAGTTATTATCAAACCATTCTCCTGTGTTATTGTCAAAATTTACTTTATCCTTAACCTTCTCTTTTACAAGGTCTGCTAAGTACTGTTTTGCTGCTTCTCTTATAGCTGGTCTTTTTATGGCTATATTTTCTTCACCTTTTGCTAATCCTTTATTTATATGTAAGAACTCTATAAGGGACATTTTAGTACCATCTTCCATAGTGAGTTCTAATGTATTGAAACCAGGGAAAGCTAAAAAGAATTGAGCTGCTTTATCATACTTCTTTATATTAGTCTTTTCCTTAAAGGAACTAATGATTCTATCAAGTTCTGATTCAAATATTTGGTCTGTAAGAAAGTTTAATAAATCCTCTCCTATATTATATTTATTACCTTTATCAGCAAAAGTATTAGACAATACAGAGTTAGTTACATCTACAACAGCCATGTCATAGAGTAACATTTGGTTTTTATCAGAAAGAGTTGGGTTCATTACTTTAGCTAATCTAAAAGATAAACTCTTGTAACCAGGTATCTTATGAGTTAATTTCTTTACTGTATTTTGAAAGAAACCAAGTTGAGCTAATACATTATCAGTATCTGGAATATCTGTAATTTTCCTACTTCCAAATGTTTTCTTATGTCTTTCTTTAATAGCTTCAAGAGATACAAATCCTATATCAAATCTATTTCTAATTTCTTCAGCTTTTCTAACACTATCTTCTTTTTTACTATCTTCAGGAACCATCATTCTAAGCATATAGTTTCTTGAAGAATATGGTACTTGTAATAATTGTTCTGCTTTAGGGTTACTACTATCTTTAAGTTCAAATACTGCATCATAAGCCATCATTTTTTGTATAGTACCTTGAATAGTCTTTCCTGCTACCCTATAAGATTTTTCTATTATAGAACCATTTAAATCAATCTCTAAGTTAGCATAATTATTTCTTATATTAGTAGCTTCAACATCATAAAGTGATAAACCTTCATCTGTATATTTAGGGTTAATATGTATTTCTTTACCTGTATTAGGGTCTTTTCTTGGTGTTTGATAAAAACTGTTTACTTCATATAACACTCTTTGTATGTGGCTTAAAGAACCAACATTACTCAATAAATTATTACCTTCTGTAGATAGAAGTTCTTTTAGTGTATTCTCAGAAAGGTTTATTCCAAGTTTCCTTAATACACTATTAAGTTTCTGTACATGTTCAGGGTTATCAACTAATAGTTCTTTATAGTCATTTCTTAGGCTATTAATCTCTTTATTCAAAAGATCAACCCTTTCCATGTTATAATACTTTTCACCATCTTTCTCAAAGAATAGCTCAGAGTTTAAAAAGTTGTTTTTCCATTCTCTAACAAGTCTAATATCAGAAGCTGAACTATTAGCATTCTGTAAAGCAAGTTTAGTGTAATTATTATAGGCTCCTTCTTGCATAAGAATCATATACATACTAAGAACATCACTTGTCATTTTATACAAAATTTCATTTTGTATGTGCTTTGGAGCATCAGCAAATAACCTATGTAGCTCAGCATATACTTGAGCATTAGGTCTTGTAGATTTACCTCTATTTTTTAATTCTTGTAATACAAAATCAAAGTCAGAATTACCCTTAACTAATACTTCCTGTAAAGTCATAACTACATTGTCTATGTCTTCAAACATAGGTAATTGTAGTGAGTTAAGTTTATTAGTTCCTTGATTGTTCTTAGCTTTTACACGAGCTAAAAGGATTTTAAGACTACTACTAAAAGTTATCTTTACATTTTTTTCTAAAGAGGATTCAGAATAGTTCTTTTCAGTACCATCTCCATCTTGTATAGATATAATACTTTCATCACTATCTTCAAGAGCTTCTTCATTAAATTCAATCTCTTCACCAAAAAACCTATTAAGCATAATCATTAGAGAACCATCTTTACCTATAAGTTTCTCTTTTTGATTAAGTATAGCTTTTAGTTTTTCAACCCTTGCACTCATTCTTGAAGCTAATACAGGGTTTATTTTAGCCATAATTTCAAACTGCTCTTTACTTTCTTCAATTATTTTTAAGCTATTGTATAAAGACCTTTGAATACTGCTAAGAGTTACCTCATGTTTATTTAAATTAACTCTTTCAAGAGTACTATAAAACAAAGTATTTAGTAATTCATTTTCTTCTAATATAGAGATACCATCAATTCTATTATTCTTAGTGGATTGAATCAGATGATACTGATTCATTGTTATAGATACAGAAGCATCATGGTCTTCATTAAACTCAGAAAGTGCAAAATCTAAAGCATTTTTATACATTTCTTCAGTAAAAATTTTACCTCCTACTTCAGTACCTATAAGTTTTTTCATTTCCTCAACTGATTTTAATGCTTCAGCTTTTCTCTTAGTAAAATCAGATTGCTCACCCTCTTCTTTAGCAGCAGTTACTACTTGACCTACATTAACTTCTTGTTTTGGAGGAGTTATAGTAGGAGTAATAGGAGTTACATTAGGTGCTGAAGTAGCTTGAGGTGCAGTGACTTCACCATCTACTACTTCATAATAAATCATAGGTTGTATATCTAATATACTTTTTTTATTACCATCAGCTCCTTCTATTTCAAAAGATTTAATATTTGTTTTTAAAGTGTCTTTAGCAAAATCTGAGTAAGTGCTGTTTCCATTAGTAGATTGGTATGATGTAATTTCTCCATTGTTGGTTATATTTACTAAAGTTTTTTCTGAGCCTAATTGTTTATCATTAGGCATAAAGTTATTATAAGAAAAAGCACCTTTAGTAATACCTTTTTCTGCGTCTTCTTTAGAGGGTCTAAACAAAGCATTCATGAAATTAAAGAAACTTATAAAACCTTCCTGGTCATCAGGCTTTACATTAAGTTTCATTTCAATAGCATTTAGGTTTTTACCACTAAGAGTTACAGGTGCAGTACTATACCCTTTTACATGATAATTAACTGATATTTTACCTTCTGAACTTTTCTTAGGTAGTAATATTACTTTTTGTTTATTATTAGGATTAGTAGCATTTTGGAAAAACTGTTGTTTACTTGTTTTTCCTGTTGCTGTAGTAGTGAAAAGTTCAAATAAAAGATGAGCATCTTCTAAGATATCTATACCATAAGCAATATGTATAGCATCAGCTATTTTTTTAGCCTTATCTTCAGTCATACCCATACTTTCAAGCTTTTGTTTTACAGTTACTATCCTTTTTTCAACTGTACCATCAGCATTTTTTATTTCAATAGTAGGGTGTACAACATTATTCTTTTTAGTAATACCTGCTGTTGTACTTTCAAATCTACTGTCATTTTTATTTAGTAAATAAAAGGCAGCAATAATCCCGAACTTAACTGTATTATATCCTATATCAGGCATACTGTCAAGTTCTCCTGTTCTGTTAGAAGCTACAGAAAGTAATATTTTTTTACCATCACCTATTTCTCTTATCTCATAGGCAGCACCTGGAATTAAAGGGTTTTTCTCAAAGTCATTGACTAAGTCTGTTGTTGGTACTAACTCACCTCCAGCTTTTATAGTATTAGTTTTTTCAGCAATTACTATTTGAGAACCTTTAGATGCTTCATTTAAAGTTATAGGTTGCTGGTCTTTTTCTCTTGCAGCATTACTTAAATTTAGCATATTACCAAAAAGGTTGTCAGTAATCTTGATTTGAGTTTTACCTCCTTCTAATATTTGTCTTCTTACCTCATTAATCATTCTTGAACCATCTTTAATAATTTGGTCCTGCATACCATGTCTATTAGAGATATTAGTTCTATTATACCACTCATGGTCATGTAAAAAGAATACAGGTTTATCCCCATAGTAAGCTACTATAGGAACTTTAGCATTATATTCTGGAGTACCTGGTTGTAATCCTAAGTCTTTAAATTTTACAGTTTTCTTTATCTTATTACCATTTGAGTCTTTATCCCATACAGTAACTAAAGCATCTTCAGCTACTCTAACATCAAGTACTCTTCCTGGACTTAAAAAGTCTTTATCAAGTACAAGATGATTATCTATAAAAGGGTCATTATTAAGCTCTACTTCAGAATATCTTTTAGCTTTAACACCATTAGGTAGAGTTACTGTTTCATACTTCACTCCTAAGTGAGCTGCTTTAGGATTAGGATTTTCTGTAGCTGTATCCTCTATAACTTCTAATCCAGCTCCTAATGTTCCTCTATCATCTCTAATTACTTTATTACCTTTAGTAGCTATTACAGGAGCTTGACTTGCTATAGCAGTAGCTTCTGAACCCTCATTAAATTTGTTGACAAGAGTTCCATTATTCATAAGTTCTAAAGCAAAATCTGATGCAGCAGTAGCAGTATTGAAGAATTTATCATATACTGAATTTACATTATCAAGACTATAGCCTGCTAATTCCCACATTTTTACAAGACCAGGAAACACATCATCAGTAATTTTTTTACCTTTTCTATCTATAAAGTATTTTATATAGTCTTCAAAATCTGGTTCATCTAATCCTAATTCTTTTAATATCTCTTGAACAAATTTTATAGCAGTTTCTCTCCTACTTTCAAAATCCCCTTCAAGATTAGCATTAGCATCAAAATCTATAATTTCAAAAGGTTCTGTATATATTACAGGTTCAGAATCATCTATAGGAGTAAAAGCAAAGTCTTCATTATTAGCATCAATATCTACACCATCATCATCAAAAGGGGATACATCAGCTGGTGTAGGTACTCCTAATTTTATTAACCCTTTAGCTATAAGTTCTTTTAAACTCATAGCTTCTTCTACTGCATTGTCTGTAGTTTCAGTAGGTTCTTTAGTAGGTTCTTCTGGTACAATCCCTTCTTCAAAATCAAATTTATATGCAGTATCTTCCTCTGCATATATAAAGTTTCCATTATTTATAAGTTCTTCTTTCTCCGTATCAGAAGCTTTATTACCTGTCTCATTCTCTATAGACTCTATTTTTTGAGCTTTATCTTTTTTCTCTTGAGTTTCTTTTTGTTCCTTAGCTAACTCATCTATTTCTTTCTGAGCTTTCTCTTTCTCTTCTTTATTCTTAGCTTTAGCTTTTTCTTTCTCTAATCTTTTTCTTTCTTTTTCTTGCTCTCTCTCAAGTTTATTAAAATCTCTTACAGCTTTAGCAGCTTCTCTTTGAGCTTTTCTTCTTTCTTTTATATTTTGTTTTATGACATCTTGCTTGCTATTATGCTCAAGACTTTCATATAACTTATCTATTTCAGTCTCATAAGCATAATGTTCTATATAATTCTCTTGTTGAGCTTGTATACCTATCATGTCTCTCCTCAAAATATTTGCATCTTGAACAGAGTATAAATCATTTACATTTTTCTTACCATTGGCATCTGCTATAGATTGTAATTTATGATTAATAGTATCAAGTTCTACTTCTTGATTTTTAGATATACCTCCCCTTTCTTTAAGACCTTCAAGAGCATTCTTTCTCAAATAAAGGCCATAAAGTTCTTTACCATCTTCAGAGAGTTGAGAGTAAACTTGATTACCATTTCTGTAGTTACCAATCTTACCTTCAACTTCTTTTTTCATTTCTTCAAAGGTATCTATCTTAGTTTCAATAGTTACTAATTTTTTAATAGTACCTAAGTCTGTAGTAGTATGTTGGTAATGGTCTTCAAATCTTTTCTTAGTTTTTAATGCTTTATCCTTATCAGATTGTAGCATTTTTATCATTTCAGCATTAGTAAGACCTGTTACAGATTGACCATTTTCATCTATAAATCCAAGACCTTTTAATTTATCAGTGTCATTGGATTGTAGAGCTTTTATAGCATTATCTATCTGTTCTATATGAGCATTAAATACTTCATTATTCTCATTACCTTTTAAATGGTCCAACTCCATAGCTTCTAACACTTGAGCTGTACCTTGTTTTTCTTGAGCTATGATAAGGTTTTTCTTAGCTTCATTCATAGCTTTTCTGTTATCTTTAGTTTTATCTTTATTATAAGTTTCAAAGGCTTTTTGATAAGCTAAAGAAGCATCATTAAGTTCTTTTATAGCTGTTACAGAATTACTTGTAACATCTTTCATGAAAGCTTCTGTAGCTTCATTAATAGCTTTACTTCTTCCACTATACCAATCACCAAATTTTTGTACAGCTTTACCAAACCCAGCCATCATACCTCCAGATAAAGCACCCATTAGAATAGAGTCTCTCATTTCTTCATTCCAAAAAGGTTCATCTGTACCAAAACCAAGATGCCTTTTTTGTAATTCATCTTGAGCATAATTACCAGCCCAAGTTTGATAACCTTCTTCTACACCTTCTGAAACTGAATCTGTAAAAAGCATTCCCGCATTTCTTACAAATTTATTACTTGATTTTTCAAATATACTTCCTAACTTACCTACAGCACTAGACACACCAAAATCCATACTTTCTTCTAAAGCCTTATTTAAACCTTTAGAAGCAAATCTACCAAAAGTAGCCATTGATTGTATACCATTAAGAAGCATTATAGGACCTACTTCCATTCTAAAACCTATGGCAGCAGCTTCAGAAGCTCTTTTTTTAGCTGTTTCTTGGTCAAATCCTAATTGTATATACTTATTATATGTATTCTCTTGTGTTTCTAAACCATTCATCCAAGCTTCCCTAACACCTCCATAAAGACCATTAACTCCTGTAAGTAAATTATATATCAATCTTGACTTAGAAGCAGCTCCAGCAACATTACCAGCACCTCCTGTAACATAGGCTAATAAACCTTGTTCTAAAGCCATTTCAGCCATAATACCAAGAGTAAATCCTTGTTGTCCTATAAATCTTGCCCAATATTTAGAAGAACCAAAATCATCTCCATTTTGGTATATTTCTAAACCTGTCATGTCTTTAGCCCATTTAGCTAATGAAGATTCAGTAAGAGCATTTCCAAATTCCTTTGAGGTATCTCCTGTAGCCATATCTCTTATAGAACCAAAATCCCATGAAGCAAAGCTTTGTAAAGCTCCAGAAACAAATCCTTTACCAAGCATTGCAGCACCTCTTGTAAAAGCTTCAGAGTCTGATTGGTTAGCTGCAAGATTTTGTGTATAGTCTATTCCTGTATCTACAAAAGCATCAGCACCAACAAGTCTTTTTACTTCTGACATTTGGTCATTATAAGTAGATATAGAGTTAGCTTTTATACCTAAAGTTTTTTCAAGGTCTCTAACTGTTTTATGACCACCAACTCTTTTTCTACTATCTTCTTGTACAGTTCTATCAATAGCATTAAATAAAGAATTTAAAGCTACTTTTTTATCATTGTTACTTGGTTTTTCCATATTATTTTTTATTCATTAAAACATTTAAACTTGATTGGTCTCTATTTACTATACCATCATAAAAAAGACCAAATATTTCTTCTGCTTCTTGTTGATTAGTTACAGCATAGCCATCACCAAAAACTTGTCTTGCTTGATTGTTTAGGTTTTCATTAGAAAAATTAGGTTTTATCACATAATAATCATGATATACACCACCTTCATCTTTACTTCTTTGTTTAATTATATCAGCTTTAAAACCTGGCAATACATTTGAATAATCCACAGTAGATTTACCATATCCTATATCAGATGTTTCTCCAAAATTTTCAATACTTTTAGCTAAGAAGTTTTGTCTAAAAGGGTTTTGTTTCAGTAAAGCTTGCTTATCCTCTTCAGGTAAATCAGTTCTATAGTATTGTTTTGAGTATTCTTGGTCTATATTTGAAGATATACCTTTAGCTCTGATTCTAAAAGAAGTTCTACCATTATCTACATTGCCTTTTACACTTTCATTACTTGCTATAGTAACTTGATATTCTTGTCCATTTGTACCAGGTACATATTCCCAAGAAAAGAAGTTAGGGTCAAATATATCTTTAGCATCTCCATTTTTCATTACAGCTTTAGCAGCTTCAACAAAAGAATTAAAATTAGTGTCCCAAAACCAAAACCTTTCTATTTCACCTTGTTTTCCACTACTTAGAATATCTCTACCATTTTGTTGTCTTACTTTACCTTCTACAAAATCTTGTAGAGCATTAGTATTACTACCTAAAACATTTTTAAGTTCAGATAGTTTTTTATCTTTCCAATCTATAGGTACTGTAAAAGTTGTAATAGCTCTATTTTGGTTTTTATAGTTTTGAGCCATCTGTTCCTTTGCAGATGAATAAATTTTATTAGATAAATCTTCAGGTCTATACAATTTTGAATCATCTATATCAATTCTTTTACCAGATTCATCTATATAATATTTTACTGGTTTATATACAAATCCACCACCTATACCTGTATAATCTTTTTCTAAGACTTGGTCTTGGAATACTTTTCTATATTTACCATCTACAAAAAATACACTTTGTTGATTTTTATACTTGTTTTCTTTTAGTTCATCTTTATAGCTTGTCTCGAAAACTTTTCTCATGTGACTCAAGCTATTTTCAAGCTCTTTTATTTCTTTATCTGAAATATTATCCTTGTTCATGAGGTCTTTAATTCTATCAACATTTACTCCGTATTTCTCAAAGAAGTTTTTAGAAATAGCTCCAGACTCAACTGCATCATAGATGTTTTTATTAACTTGTTTATTCCAAACTCTTTCTATTTCTCTATCTTCTTCTGTTGGCTTTAAGTTTCTTAAAAGTTCTTTTGGTATTTTCTTTTCATCACCACCATATTGAGCAAGTATTTTATTATACTCTGCTATTTTAGTCATTGTACCTTTAACCTTATCTTGATACTGTTCTGGTGTACCATGTAAAGCATCAGAGGATTTTTTAACAGCTATAATAGGTGTTTCAAGCTGATTCTTATAATCCATCTCTTTTTTCTTGTTCTGCCATTGAAGCTCATAGCCATAACTCTTTAATCCATAAGGGTCAGCTTTCATCTTATGCCAAGTATCTTCTTTTCTATAAGCATAAGACCTAATTGCATCTAACCAATTAGAAAGTGTTCCATTCTCATTTAATGAACCATCAGGATTGAGATAATTACTAAGACCTAACCTGTCTGATTGTTTAAAATAAGCCATAGCAGAGGGGTCAGAGAGAACTTTATTTACAGCATAGTTTCTAATATCTTGTTCTGTAAGTTCTTTTACTTCATACCCATCATCATAAATCCAAGTACCATTAGAAGTTTGTCTAGAGTTCTTTTTAATATCAGCTTCCATTTTCTGAATATTATTCTCTATAGCTTGTTGGTCAAAAGCTTTAAGACCATTTTCTTGCTGCCATACACCTCCTGTTACAGAATTACCCCCCCAATTTTTTCTTGCTTCTGAGAATAAAGCATTATATAAAGCTGGGTTTTCTTTAAGTATTCCTGCATTCTCTTTCTTCCAAGCTTGTTCTTGATTATAGTTATTTACCATCTTACCTATAGGACCATCTTCAAAATCAGAAATAAGGTCTCTTCTGAGACCTTTTATTCTGTCCATATATTTATGGTAATTTTGTTTATCAGCCATCATAGCTTTAGCAATATCATCTGCATTCTGCATATAATATTCCTTAGCTATACGAGCATTTTCATTTTCTTCTTCAGAGTTTAAATGGTTAAATTTTAAATTCATAAACTCTTCAAGAACAGCTTTCTGATTGTCATATTGTTGTTGCTCATTTAAAAGAGCTTTCATAGCCAATTGTAGGTCAGGTTTAAAAACCCCATCTACAAATTGGCTTTGAGCTGTTTGATAAAATCTTCCCATAATTACTTTCTTCTACTTGTTCCAGTTGTTCCAAAAAATATTTTAACTTTGTTGAGAGCTTCTTTATCTTTATCCTTATAAATTCCTGTTATAAATTTATTCCAGAACTCTATAACTTTATTATCACTTACATCAAAGATACTCTTATCACTATCAGGGTTTAAAGCATCAAAATCTTCTTGATATTTTTCAACAAGTTGTTTATTCACTTCTACAGTATCTTGTACTGGTTTACCACCTTTTTTAGTAGGAGGTAATGTAACTTTAAATTCATATAAGTCACCTATTCTTGTTTCTTTACCTCCAGCACCTGATATTAGTTTACTAATATCTTTCTTCTTTTCTTCTACTTCTGTAGCTTTACCATTTAAGTACTCATAGTCTCTCATGCTCTTAGCACTCTTGAATGTCTCACCATTCTTACCTGTAAAGTTTCTGAAGTTTCTGTATCTCTCTTCATTATTCAAGAAATCTTGTTGATACTTAGCATACTTCTTACCTTCTTCAGACCATTCATTATCATCATAAGCTCTCTTACTCTTTAGCATATCATCTACACTATCAAAGTAATCATTAAAGTCCGTACCTGAAATTCTATTATAAACTTCTATCTTTTTCTTTTCAAGTTCTTTCTCTTCTCTCTTCTTACCTGATAAGTCAAATTCTTTACCTCCAGGAACTACTGCATAATGATTATTAGGGTCTACTTCTTTACCATCTTTATCATACATAGTATCACCTTCAATAAAGTAACCCTTAGTCTTATAGTTCTTCAAGTAATTATCATATTCAGATTGTTGCTTACCATTCCAATATCTCTTCTCAGGTGTCCATGTACTTTCATTACCTTTAGCACTAATAGTACCATTCTTATTCAACTTAAAGTCTTTAGAGGTCTGATTTACTACATTAAAATTAAAGTCTCTTTCTTTCCAATCATTAAGTGTCTTACCAATCTCTTGAATACCTCTATTACGAGTTGCAATATCTTGCTGTAACTGTTTATTAAAGTTATCTCTATCTTGTCTATCTGCAAGGTCTCTTTGGCTATTACCCATCATTTGCATTTGGTCTTGCTGATTCATCATTTGAGCTATTTGAGAATCTATTCCAGCTACTTGTTGAGCATATTGCATATAAGCAGCATTATCAGCAGCTAATTGTTGAGCTTCAGAAGCTAAATTCATAGCTCTCATAGTATTTATACTACGAGCATTACTTGCAGCATTAGCCTTATAGAGATTAGTATTCTTTTGGTTATTGAGTACAGCTTGGTCTAAATTATTCTTTAGGTTGTTTTTTACATCTTCCATCTTGTTTAGACCTCTAACACCATAATTCTCATAAGGATTAATATTTGGTGTATCTCCTGCCCTATTAGCTAATGTCATGTCAGCAGGGTCATAGGCAGTTTTATATTTACCATAAAGATTTATAGCATCCCCTAAAGTAGGTAAAGAATCATAGGCTTTATTCCAAAAAGATTCCTCATCATTATTATTACTTTGACTAGATTTATTAGTATTAGTAGAAGATGTTTTTTGTTCTTTACTTTCTACTATACCTGGTGTTGCTATAGAAGGTACTGTATTTTTTAAGTATCTATATCTAACGTCTCCATTTTCATCATAATAAGCTTCATAATCAGTATTTATAGGTTGCTCAGGACTAAAACTCTCTGGCATACCATTTACAAGTTTTGGCATTTTTGGAGGATTTATAGCAAATCCAGGGTTCTCTATATCATCAGTTACTCTGTATTCTCCTCTTGGATTATATAATTTACTTTTATACTTTATAGGTCTTACTTTCTTAGCTGGACCTCCCATAGCAAACATATCTTCTTGCTCTAAAGCACCTTGCATAGGGTCTAACATTTCTTCTTGACCTTGTTGCATTTGCTGAGATTGGTGCATATAATTCATATATGCCATGTCTTCTTGTTCTTGCTTTGCAAAGTCTTTCTGTGTCTTTTCAAAAGTCCTCCTTAATATTTTATCATTAGGATTTCTCTTTACAAGGGCTTCTAATTTAGCTAATCTTTTCTCTCTAAAGGCTTTTCTCTCTGCCATAGTTTTACCATCAACTCCTTGTAACCTTTTAGAGTATATTTGACTTCCTTCAGGTACATTCATATCTATACCTCCTTGCTCATGAGAAGGACCTTGCAATTCATACATTTCACCATTAGGTTCTTCAACAACTTCTTGACCTTCTGCTTCAATAGGGACATTTCCTCCTGTACCAAATCTATAAGCAAAGGAAGCATCATTATTAGCCTTATTTCTCATTTGAGTATCATAAGGGTTAAGTTCTCCTGATGATTCACTAAATGCATCAAAAATACCTCCTACCATAGGTAGCAAGCTACTAAATTTACTTGCTCCTTTTAGAAACTTATTATTAGATGATTGACCTAATGTATCTAAACCAAACCCTAATATACTACCTATTTCACCTCCTGTAGCAAAAGAAAGATTATTAGGCACATATTCAAAAGCTTTATTTTTCCTATTAGTCATACCAATATTACCCATACCAAAATCATTTACACTTAATTCAGGTAATTGATATTTAGATGCATTAGGAGAAAAAGCTGTAGCAGGTATATCTGTATTAAAGTTAGGTTCAGGTTGCTCATAATTTAGATTTACATTATTTCCTGTTATCTCTTGAGCTTGTTTATTTTGTTGCTGCTGCATATTCATTCCAACAAGTTGAGAACCTATTCCAATAAGAGTATCACTAATAGCACCATAAGGAGCAGCAGCTTTCTCTGCTTCATATTGTGCTTTAGCTATATTTATATTATTATTTGCTATGGCTTCAGCAGGAGTAATCATTCTTAAAGCTTTACCTCCATAAGCCCTTTTTTGTTTTCTTTTCATAATTAATACTGACTTATATTACTTTGCTCATTTGAAATATTTAATACCAATTTGGTATATTTATTTTCATCTGCAAAAGTATCAAAAATTAATCTTATTACCAAAAATTTATCTCTGAAACTTTCAAGGTTATACCAATCTTTATTTATATCTATAACACTTTCATTTAAATCCTGTACATCAAAGGTTGGTTCTTCTAATCCTGATTTATAATATCTCTTTATAAATAAAGGTTTAGCATAATTCACTACATAGTCTCTTAGGTCATTCAATAACCAATCTCTTTCATTCCTATCTAAAAGTATAGTACCATTATTTGTATTTATTACTTGTTCCTGCATATAATCTAAGGTAGGGTCAGTAATATCTTTTACTTTTAGATTCATAAGTCCAGAGCATTGTCTTGAATTACTTATTAATGCTTTATTGAATGTAAGGTATCTTCTCTCAACAAAAGACTTAGTTGTAGTATCATACCTATAAGCATTAGAGATATATCTTATATGGTTATATACCTTTGTAGTTGTATGTGAATTATTAGATACAAACTCAACTATAAAAGGTTGTACTCTATCATAGAATTTATTATAACCCTCTTCTATACTTTGATGTCTGTATATTTTTCCATTCTTTATACTATATAAGGTATCTAAGATAAAGAAATACTTATCAGGGAAATAACTATGGAAAGACACCCAAGCATTGAATTTTAAAGAAAAACTTACAGTCCAATCATGAGATTCTATCTTACCTTCTCTTTCATAGAATTGCCTTTTAGTAACTAATATCCTACTGTTCACCTCATCAAATATCATGTTATATCCTACACCAGCTGGTAAATAAGGGCAGTTATTTAGTTCATATTCATCTGTTATTTCTACATGGTCATCAAGATAAAACCTTCTTATTATATCAGATTTTACATACTCTGTAAACCATTTAGACATACCAATATCAGAGATAGCTTTTAATTGACCATTAGGTTCAAGAGTATATATTTTACCCTCTCTCTCACAAACAAAGAAATATCCATACTTAGTAAGCACAAAAGAGTCTCTTTGAGTAAGTCCTGCTGATGTACCTGTCTTAGAATCTAATCTAAGCTGTGCAGGTAAAGAACCAAACTCTCCTGTACCTATATAAGATACTACTCCATTAGTAACCCTTTCTTGATAGTTAGTAGGTTGAATCCAAAGACCATTTTCTACATGTATATAAAGCTGATTAGCTAATACAAATATATTTACTATTATACCATACTCACTTGATATATCTTTATAGTTATTAGGCTTGAATATTTTATAATTATCCTCAAGGCTCTCCTCCATACTTACATCACTCCAAGCAAATCTGTTAGTAAATTCTTCATTACATTTACTACAGAAGGAATATTCCTGTGGTAAAGCATAGTACTTCAATACATAGTAATTTGTATGATAATCCTTATTTAATACAAATTCATTAGTACTTAAAGCATCTTTGTATTTATAACCTGACATAGCATTAGGGTTATTATCAGGCTTTGGCTTTATTCTGTTTTTATCTACTTCTGTAAGTTTATTTATAAAATACCACTCTTCCTTTTGTTTTATTTCTACACCTCCTCCATCAGCATTTATTCTCCAACCTCCTCCTCTATTAACCATTTCTGTATATACAGTTATAGTCCATGGGTGTCTAAACTCTCCAGGGTGATTATTATCATCACTATCTTTACTTGTTGTTGGTGTTATGACTTCCCTTCTATCATACATAAAAGGTGAAAAAGGTCTTAGGAAGTTATTTTTATCATTATCATTTTGTACTCTTAATGACATGTTTACCTCAGATTCACAAATTAAATCACCAAATATCTGACCATAATGCCTTATAATATCATCCATAGGTCCTATTTCATTCCCACTTCTTATATCATCATTACAATTATTAGTATAAAATAATACATCATATAAAACTCTCTTTAGACCTTTCATCCAAAACTCATTAAGTGCATTTTTTAAATGCTGATACTTTATTTCGGATTTTACACCTAAGAATACACCTCCAGCAGCAATTAAAGCACCTCCTACAATAGCTAATGTACCTACTGAAAATACAGCTATAGCAACACCTACTATAGCAACTACAGCAGCTTTTACATAATCCCAAGTATCTCTTAATATAACAGCTACTTTTGGTGCTATATTACCATGTAATAAATGTGTCTGTCTTATAGCAGATATAAAAGTATCCCCTTTAAAAGTTATATTTGAATTATTTTCATAATCTGTTATATCATGGTAAGCTCTTAATAAAAAGTCCTGATAATAGTTTTTATGATTTTTAACTAATACTACATAAGGATATTTCTTATCACCAAATAAATCACCAAACATTGAAGTATCAAAGTTACCTTTTTTATTATAAAGTATTAGTTGAGAGTTTAGCATATCAAGATTCATTAGAGTTTCTCCATTCTCAGTAACATTATATTCACATGATTGTAAATTGTAAAAATCTAAATCTTCTTTTCTTATTTCAGAATTGGATACACTATTACTACATTTTAATTCAGTACTTCTAATTACTACTTTTAAGTCAGAACCATCTGTTTGTGATGTATAATTACTCTCTTTTTTTTCATCTTTTGTCCTATAATCATTTACATTCTGAATATAAAATCCTGATTCAGCATTAGCTTCAGGTATAACACCTCCCTCATTTATTATAGAAGAAAATCTTTCTAAAGTATCATTTTGGAACTTGTATCTCGGAGTAAATAAAGCAACAAATTTTTCAGAAAATCCATCTGGTTTTTGAGCTTGTTCAGTCTTGAAATTTCCATTTATTATAGATAAGCAATGATAACCTTCAGCTTTCAATAAAGGCAGTAAATAGCCTTTATCTATAACAGTTTTATCTTCTTCTTTTCTCTCTTGCTTTACTATTTTATACCCTATACATTTAAGATTACCTAAATCAGGCATTTCTATATTAGAGAACTTTAATCCATATATAGTAGAAGTTACAAGTCTTTTTGTCTCTACAGAGCTTTTCTCCATTGTGGTTGTTATGCCAAAACTTATGTTATCATCATAGTACCAAAAATCACCTCTATATACAGAGGTTATATTTCTGTAACCAGCATTAAGAGTATATAAATCATAGACATAATACTCTGAAAAATCAACTCTTGTTTGAGTATGAGATATAGATGTAGTAATTATAGTTGTATTAGGATAAGTATTATGCTTTATCCTTTTACCAAAATTCTTATTTACTTTTCTTGTCTTCTCTACTTGTCTTGTTTTCTTTACTTTTCTTCTCTTTTTTACTTTATTTCCACTACCATCATCTTCTTCATATTCTTCCTCTTCTTCATATTCTTCATTTTCATAGTATTTTTCATCAACCTCTATTATAACATCTTCTGTCTCTAAATTATCAATATTGTATGTTACAGAGTATATACCATTATTTATAGTATAAGAAGCTCTTAAATACTTCTTTTCAACCTTTGTTACAAATATGCTGTTTGTATATTTTTCTGCATCTGAACTTGGTATACCATCTAATATAACTGATAATTTATCAGATTCAGTTCTTAATGTTCTTTCAATAGAAAAATTCTTAACTCCATCGTCGTCACTATGAGTTAATTCTTTTACTGTTCCATCATTTAAGGTAACTTTATAGTAATACTCTTTAGCTCTTTTATCAGTAGTACAATGTACATCACTTGGATTTGCTTCACAATATTTACTATCTTTACCAGCACTATAAATATTAAATGTAAGAGTATCCAATAAAGGAAAAGAAGTAGAACTATTCTCTTGAGCTTTTGTATATAAACAATCTATTCTCTTAGGTAATCTATGAAATCTTACCTTTTTATCTTTTAGTTTTCTTCCAAAGAAATCTACACCCCAATAATCAAAATCATTATCACATTTTGAAGCTTGAGTATATCTTAAATTCTCTGATTCATTGTCATCACTCATAGGAAGAATAGTATATATCTTCTTTTCTTCCTCTGTAAGTTCTTGACATATAGTATTTTCTCTTGTTGTACCAGGAATATGGAAAGCAGGACTTTCTATATTACCTTCATAAATCCAAACTATACCAAGAGAATATACTTCTCCTGGCATAAATTCCATACCATGAATATTTATTAGTGGATTTTTTGGATTATTAGTATCACTAAGAGTGTTTAGCTCTACTTTTTTTGTAACACAATCTACACCTATTTTAGAAGCATATTTTTGAAGTACTGACCAATTCTCAGTCATACCTTTTATATTTCCTAAAATAAGCCTATTATCCTTTTGTGTGATGGTCTTTGCAGAGCCTATGTATTGGTTTTTATTTTTTAGTTCAAGTTCTTCTAAGGTACTTTTAAACACACCATTACCTCCATAGGTATAAGTATCAATCTCAGTAGATATATTTTGTGTTTCATATACAGCAGAAGCAAACCCTGTATTGTTCTCAAAATGAATAAATACCAATTTGTAATACTCAAAGTTTTTATCTAATCCCTCTATCTTAAAAGATATACTTTTTGTACTACCATTGGAACTATAAGCTTTACTATCAGGAAGATTTAAGTTCCCATCTATCTCTTCAAAAGTGTTTTTTAAGCTATCTTCATATATTATTATTGGTTCTGTTTCTGAAACAACCTCTGTTTCATTTTTATTTTTATCTACATATTTTACACAGATTTTTACACTACCTGATTTTAGACTACCATCAGTATCTTTTATCTTTATATTTTTTATCTTAGGTACAGAGTAAATCTTTCTATTAATATCCATTTTACTTGCAAGTAAGACACCATTATCATAATAAAAAGATTGCTCATCTAAATTTACAGACCTTGGAACATTATAACCATCTACAAAATAAATAACTCTCTCACAACCCCTTCTTATTCTAAAGGTAGCTTGTATAGGTTTATTTATTTGAAAGTTAAGTTTATTTTTAGCTTCTGTAGTACCACTATCATTACACCAAGTCTCATATACCTCTCTATCTTTATTGAATAGACCTATTTCACTAACTTTAGTTTCTTTATTTACAAGAAATAAAACTATAGTATTGTCTGTGATATTTACAGAACCTATACAAGTAAACCCTTCAGGTAGATTACTTGTGTTATAGTTACTAACCTCATTAGTTAAAGTACCAAAATCTCCTTCATCACTTTCATTCACAGCATTAAGAGCAAACCTGTAAGTACCAGGTGGCTGGTTTACAGGTGCTACATCTGTATATAAACCTTTTGATGGTTGTTCTATACTATTATTAATTAAATCCATTGTTTCTAAAATTTAGTCTTTGTAATCTACTTAGGTTACCAAAATAACCATAATATTGTCTCCTATTAGGTATAAGATTATTAAACCTACTTTCCATAAAGTTCTGATGCTCATCTATACCTGATAATATCTTAAACTCTGAAGTAGCTTGCTTACAATATTTAAGCCATCTCTCTTCAGCTTGTTGCATTTTATCACTCATACCTTCTCTACCCATATACCATAGTCTCTGAAAGTATTTCCATGTAATATAGTAAGTAATAGCACTAATAAGAGATATAGTATCAGGTATCATAGGATAACCTGTATCAGGGTCTATTTTTTGTCTGTAATAAGATATTAGGACCAGCCCTTCTTCAAAAGAAGTTCTAATTTTATCCTCTACTATAGTGTATTCATCAATACAAGACTTATAGATGTCTACATCTTCTACACATACAAGAGAGTTAAAAAAAGTGTGGTTAGAAAGCCTGACAGGTGTATAATGCTCTTTATAATAATCAGTGGTTAGAAACATAAAGTGGTTTGCATTAAAATAGCTGTCAGGCTGTACTTCTTTAATAATTCTTTCTCCACACTCTGTACAACCAACATTAGGTTGTGGTTCTATTTTTTTATCTTCTTTTTTCTCTTCTTTACAAGCATCTTTTTTCTCATAATAATTATCACGAGCTACTTGTCTTATAACTTGAAGACAATAAGGTAAATCTCCTTGATGATTATTAATCTCTACTTGAGCAATAGCTTCTTCATAGATACTTACTACACTCATAAATTCTAAAGCTTCTCCAGACCATTCTATAACATCTGTCTCAGAAACTTCTTCCATACCAATATCTCTATATACTTTAGAGAGTATTCTATCTAAACTTATGTACTTATAATTTCTTGCCATAATTATCTATATGTTATTTTATACTCTTTACCACTTTTTATAGCAGCAGCTACTCTCCTTTTTATAGACCTATTCATAACAAAGTTATAATTAGCTTTGTTTAAAGCAAAAATCTTAGTCTTAAACCATTTTATTTTATACTTTATACCATTAGTGTTTTCATTGAGATGATACACACATTGTTTATTTTCCTTAGCTTTTTCATCTTCATTCCAAAGCTCTTTTGTGGCTTTCCAATCTATAGCTAACCCTTTTAAGTGTCCTTCCTCATCATAAGTTATTTTTTGAGGAAATCCTTCTATTTCTATATTACCCATTTTTTTAGGTAATACCACTTTACCTGTTTCTATAAGTGTATTTCCTAAATAAACTAAGAAATCCTTCATTACATCAGTATAAACCCTTTTATTGAATACTTGTTTAGCAAAAGGGGTTTCTTTTATTTTCTTAGAGTAATGAGAATAACTTGTAATTATAGTATATGTCTTAATTTCTCTAATTCTTTTTCTTCCCATTATTTACTTTGTTGTTGAGGTGAATCACTTGTATTATTTGTTTTATCCTCAATAGATTGTCCAAATACTTGCAATTCTTTTAAAGACATTTCTATAAGTATATCTATCAAATCCATATCTATACTAAATTCTTCTTGTAAGAAATCTCTACAACCACAATCTTGACAATCCTTATTATCACAGTACTGCTCAAATTCTTTTACTTTTACAGGGTCTTCGAATAAAGCAGTCATTGTAATATACTTAATCTTAGAAGGAGTAAATATCCAAATGTAGTCATCTTGTACAAAGAAAGTTGTCTTAGTTTTGGTATATTTATTTCCTTTTTGATAAGTTACTGCATTTACCTTTAGCTCATCTAATTTCACCATTCTATCAATAGAGGTTACAGAACTTATCACATGTCCATTTAAACCACTTAAAGGAGCAGGTAATTTATGCCTGCTCCTTAGTACATCACAACCTAATGGAGGTACACACTTACATTGATGAGAAGGTACTTGTATCATCTCAATACAAGAGATAGTCTGGTAGTTCCATGCAGAAACACCTTGTTTTTTCTTTATCTCTTGAGAGATGAGCCTACTTCTAACAGACACTATTTTATTGTAAATATGCCTGTTAGAAAGCCTTGTATCATCAGAGTGTACTCCCTTAGAGTATAATGATTGTATTCTTTGTATTATTTCAGCTACTGTCATTTCTTATTAATATAATATATTATTGGATAAGGTGTTATACTTGCTACTATATCATACCAATCTATAAAAGTTCTCTTATAGTATTTATCATATAGTTCTTTCATTAAACCTATGAATAGTAGGATAACTAATGAAGTGATTAGTGATGTTACTATATTTACAAAAGGTAATAAGAATATAAAAGTAAAAATATAAATCAGATTACCTAATTTACTGTGTAGTATTTTGTCTTGTCTTTTTAATTTATCTAATACCATAATTATACGTTTTTAATATCTATGTAACATTTATTCTCAAATATACTTACTGTAGCAGTGGAGCCATCTCCTCCATTAAAAGCTGAACCATTTGTATAAATAATTGTTTTACCAGCACATGTAAAAGTTATATTTCCTCCAACAAATACTTTTCTGAAAAATATAGAACCCATATTATCTAATTGGTTCAACTCTATATTACAAGCATTTCTAACAAATATAAATCCATTTTGCCAAAATTTATTAGCTGTCCAGTTTCCACTAATATCTCCGCCAGCTCTTGCAATATCACTAAGCCATGCTAACTCTCTAAAACCTCCATTATCACCATTAAATCTATTTCCATCAACAGTGTTTCGTACTTGTATTCTTGTTTCAGGATACCAATTTGGTTTATAAAATTCTAATGATGAAGTAGAACCTCCTGCTTCAAAAGATAATAAAATACCACTGCCGTTCACACCATCATTCACATAATATCCGCCTGTTTTTCTATTTTTGAAAGTATTTAATTCAGATGTTAAAAATCCAGGTTTTATAAAGTCATAATCTTCAGGTGCAGGAGTCCAATCTGTAGCAGTGTTACCTCTTTCAAGTTTAATCCATTCTACAGTACTATTTACCACTACACTTGAATTAATAACATAAATAACTAATAATTTAGGGTTAACTGGGTCTGACAACCAATTAAAAGTAGATTGATATATGCCATTTCCTTTATTTTGTAAAATACATAATTCTTGAGACCCACTCTTATTATATAATTCGAAACTTTCTTTTCCAGCACCTAAAACCCCTTTTAAAGTGATTGTAAGTTGTTCTCCAACTTTAGGTTCCTCAGATAGTAAAAAAGATAAAATACCGTAACTATTATTTGTAACATTCACCTTACTATTTAAAGCAAGATTTCTCCCTCCAATCTTTAAATTAGATATTTTATCATTAACTTCACTTAAACTATTAGAAGTAGCAAAATCAGTTAAAGACTTAGTTCCACCATTATCTAATAATAATCTGTTTCCTGTACTATTATCACCTATTTTAACACCAGCAATTCTTACATATACATATTCATTACTTAAATTAAAATCATCAAAAGCAATAGTATTTCCTATTTCTTTTCTTATTGCAGCATCTCTATTAAATAAAATAAAACCTGGAGCCACTCTTGTAGATTTATTATTATCATCCCTATCTACTGCTTCATAATGAGCAGTTGTTCTTAAAGAAGATTTACCAAAACTCACACCTTCATTACTGAAATCCTCTGCATTTATTTCTAACCAATCTTCACCAGAAGTATCTATTATTGTACCTCCATTTTTCTTATTCCACGATGTTGGAATAAAATCTAACTCAGGTTTATTCTGAATATCATTCCAATGAATTGTTTTACTATCAACTGTATCAATAGCGTTTTTCAAGTCTTGTGCAGTACCTGTATAACCTCCTTTATCTACTTTATCAGCTAAAGCTGTATTTAATTGTGAGGTAGTTACATTACCTCCTCCTCCACTTCCACTACTAAGATTGTGAAGGTGATGATATATAAAGAGAATCATATCTCTTAAATTTTTGTCTATAATCATAAGTAATTTTTGTTTAAATGTTCAATTAATCTATCCCTATAATCTTTTGTTGGAAATATTTCATAAGTACCATCTGACTTAATCCATATTAAGGCTCTATCTTTTATTTTGTAACCTATTTGTTCAAATAAAATTTGATATAAGCTAAGTTGTAATTGATATTTGTTGAAAGGACTATCCTCTAAATCATCAAAAGGAGCTAATAGTTTCTTACCTTTATAGTTCTTGAAAAGGTCACCATTACTTTTATAGTCTCTCAGGTGAATCTCATCTGTTTTAGTATTATAGAATAATAAGTCAGCTGTACCAGCTATTCCCCAATCATTAGAGTACATTTGTAACTCTAAACATAAAGGTCTTATATACTCTGGAAGACTTAAATGATATTTTGCTATAGCTTCTTCATAACCATTAGAAGGTTTTAAAGTTTTGTCTAAAGCAAACCTTTCACCAAATAAGTGTACATTAGTACCTAAAATACAAGAATCATCTCTTTTCTTGTGCCAATCATCAAGTACTTCTTTTATTGATATACCTTTTTTCTTAGCTACTAAGAAAGCCATTTTTTTCTCATCAAAAGGTTCTTGAAAGTCCTTTAATACATAGCTTACAGGCTTTAAATTTTTACCTTTTACTGTGTAACTATGACTTGCTTCATCAAATTTTATTTCTTTGAAATAATCTATTATTTCTGTTTTCATATCTCTACAGGGTCACTTAGACCCTGCAAAGATAATAAAAATAATGGAAACTTAGTTACCTTCTACTTCTGTTTCTTCTTCACTAATTTGAGGTAATTCTTTTGGCTCTTCCTTCTTAGGTTCTGCATTTACTCCTTCTGCTCCTAATTTCTTTTTAGCCATCTCCGACATAGATGTTATAAACTCTTCTAACTCATCAAGTATTTCTTCACTAAAAGCCCCAAAAACTCCACATATCACATATATAGTAGTTTCAGGTAAGTGAAAAATATCTCTGCAAATTATACCTGCTGCAAGAGCTAATACAATAGCAACAAATAAAAACTTTATAAACCTAAGTGGAGACATTTTAACCCTCATTCTATGAATAATAGCTCCTATAGCTCCTCCTACTATGAAGAAACCATAATTGTAAAAAAACTTCTCTATATACTGTGATATTAAGTTCATAATTGTTTATTCTTTTCTTATTAATGTCTCATCTGCACTACACATCATGTGTCCTTCAGTAGACCATAATTCAGCCTTTAAATAATATTTATCTCTTGGAGATGCTATATGTGCTTCATAAGGTACTGAAGGATTGTAAGTAGAAAAATTAAAATTTATTTCTTTTAAAGGTTTAAAGTCAACTTCATCATAATATCTATAAAACACTTTTAAAGTAAAGGTGTTTGGGTTTACCCCTTGATGTTGGAAATTAACATATAAAGAAGCCTTATAGTTTGAATCTCCTCCTGTATTAGGTTCTTCCATAATCATTACATTATTACAAATAGTCTCATCTTGTACTTGTGGCTCATTTTCAAAATATGCAGGACATGTATTTGGTAAAAATAATCCTGTTCTTTTATCTTTTATTTGTACTTCTGCTTTATAATACCTTCTACTATCATACCATGCAGTATTAATTCGATAACTGTAATTAGTATAATCACCTCCATTAAAAGCATTGTCTGAATTTTCATCTTTTATCCAATTACTTTGGTCAGAGCTCCAATATAAATGTGGTATTACTTCATAATTTGCACTTAATTCACTTGTATAATTAGATAATCCTGAATAATAAGTCCAATCTTTTAAAAAAGGGCTTCCTAAAACATTAGCACCACTACAATCAAAATTAGAATAATTCATGTTTTCTCCAACATAAGTACAAGTTCCAACTACAGTGCCTTCACTGTTGATGACTTTGTTTTCTCCTTTATAGTACTTATGCAATGGAGGAGTTAATGTCCAAGTATACGTACTTTTATTACCAGCATCTACAACAGGTGTGGTCTCTTCTGTCCAAGTATTTTTATCATCACTCCAATAGAGCTTTTGTTCAAAACTATAAACACCTGCTTTGTTGATTATAACATAAGAGTTCATGGTAACTACATTGTTATTACTATTAACTCCTACAAAAGTGTTACCACAATTTACATCAGGTAGTTTTGGTGTTTCCAACTCTTGATTATATGTAGCACTACAAGAATTATCTCCATCCGCTCCTGTTGTTTTTACATCTGGTGAATATTGTATTCTAAATACAAACTTAACATTCTTAGTACCTTCATTTACAAATATATTTTTTACAATAGGTATTAAATAACCCCCCTCTGTATTTGTATGTACCAATTCTTCAGAACTTGTAACTCCATCTATAATTGTAGTTAGATAAAATTTAGTAACACTACCTTTTGGAACAGTAGCTCTTGCATCTAATGTAAGATTGAAAGCATGCCCTGTTGGTTGATGCATATAGTATACTATAATATCAGGACTACACTTAATAGTTTCATCAGGATTAGGGTTTGGTTTAGGCTTACCAACTGGTGTTATCTCTGTTCTTTCAGTATAGCATTCTGTCTGACCTATATCATATCCTTTTGGATATTCAATTCTAAACTTAAAATATACCTTTTTTACATGTCCTGGAACAAAAATGTCTTTTTCTTTATTAGGCACTAATCCTCCTGTAGTGTGTGTATACACAAGTTCTTCAGGTTGCTCTACATCATCTATAGAGTACTTGATATAGTATTTTATTTCTTCTCCAGCTCTAAAATTTGTATATGTGTCATTAATACTAAGTACTAAATGATAATTGAATCCAGCTGCAAGGTCTTGTCTTGTAATATTTAAAAGAGGACTGCATTTTACAAATATATCCTCAGGAACAAATTCTGAAGGTTTTTTTTGCTCAGAATAGCAGTCTAATATTTCCTCTTCATGATTATCTAAATCAACATAGTTATAATGAATTGCTATTGGTTCATATTGAAAACCATTTTGTTTTCTAAACCATTCCTTGTTTACTTTACCAACAAAGTACTCACCTTCTTGTTTAAAAAAATTAGGCTTATTAAATTCACCTCCATTACCATCTCCTTGTGAATGTACATAAGCATTTACTCTTGTATCCCAATAAACAACAGTTATAGATACATCTGTTCTGTAACCTATAATATTTGGATTGTGTTTTGTTTTGAATACAAGATTATCTCCTTCTTGATAATAATCAAAAGTTACTGTTCCACATTGAGCTTCCTTTCTATTTACATCACTGCAAGGATTTAATAGGTGTACAAGACTTCTTTCATGTGAATGCCCCATATAAGGTATTGGAGAACATACATCTTTTAATATCTTTACTATTACTTTACCTTCTCTTGCCATAATTACCCTCTTAAACTCATACCATTAAACCTATCTCTACAACCTTCTGATACCTTCCATTTGAAATTAGCTTCTGTATTACCATTACCATTGGCTTGATAAGTTAATTTACCTGCTATAATTTCACTGAAATCTATGATTGCATAATTATTTATTCTTGTACCATTATACCTTAATTCTCCGTCCCCATGATTAATATCATAAATCATTATTTGATTTATCTCTTCATCTTCAAAATCTGAATAATGGTCATTAAAATATCTGTAATCTATTGTTTGAACATTTCTACCTACATAAAAAGGAAAGTCTGCATATCTTGCTTCTGAGTTATCTGTGTGTTTTCTTATACAATCCAAATCAATGCCAAGACCCTCTAAACACCTTTTTACCTTATCAAAATGAAAGTCAGTAGTCCAATCCTTTACTTTACCATTTTCTTCAACAGTACAATTTCTACCTACTTCCATGAGATAAAAACTAATGTAGAAGATGGCTAAAATTTTCTTCAAAAACCTTTTATTAAGCTCACTACCTCCTCTTATCTGTTCATTCAATAAAATACATATAGCTTCCTTAGAAAGGCTACAACTTACACAGTTTAATGCTTGACCGAATTTAGACTGATAATACTCTCCTGATAATGTATAATACAAAAGAACCTTTGTGGTTACATTAAGTAGCTTCTTATCATCTACACAGCCATCACAATTACTACAAGGACAACCACATAATACACTCTCTAAGTCATCTACTAAGCTCTCTAATATCTGTGGGTAATAAGTAAAAGTCTTAGTAGCTTCTCCTCCTAACACTCTTTCATTCTTTTCCTCAACACCTGTTTTCTTAGACTCTACCAATACAAAATGAAGCTCATAAACACCTTGTCCATAAAGGTCTTTCTCAGCACTTGATTCTTTTTCTTTTGCTATTTGGTCATTAATTAATTTCTGTAAATCAATATTTACTTCATTTACATTAGTACCTGATAAATAAGTCTTAGCAAAAACCTTTTCTTTGAAAGTATTATCACAACTATCTCTTTTTACAAGCCAATACTTAATTAAACCTGTATTTTTGTACCGTTGCTCTTTCTTTATTGTTATATTCCAATTCTCTCTCTTTACTGAATACCAAAGCATATTATATAGTATTTAAAAAAGGGTAAGGATAATACATCCTTACCCTTTAGACAAGTTAAACAATGACAAGGATTAACCTTTTAAATATTCCAAAATAGCCTTAACCTTAGCTACTGTAGTTGTGTCTGCTGTTGGTACAGCTATAACTGAACTTTCCTGGAAAGTATAGTTATTAAAGCTTGTATAAGTAGTCTCATCATAAGTATATACAAAAGTATCATACTTACCTTTAGGGTCTATACTATAAGCTGTTGGGAAAGGTAATCCTGTAATAGCAGAAGTCCTATAAGGAGTTTCTGTCCAACCTTTTTGGATATACTCAAGTTGTTTCAAGTCATATCCAGCTCCTTGCTCATACTCAGCTTCTTGCTTCACTTCAACTTTACCATCACAATCAAATCCTACAGGAAGTGAAATGTCAATAGTAGTTTCACGAGAAATCATGTAACCAATGTTGATACAAGTATCAAAGATTTTCTTTAGTGGCTTAGTCTCAAACTCAATATCAGCATGTACAAAGTTAGCTGGGTTAGTTTGAGTTTTATTGTAAGTAGCCATCTTGTCCAAATCTTCAATAGTAAGTGCATCTCCAATAGCTTTAGTAATACCATGAGTACCTGTAGTAAGAGCTTGTCTTGCTACTGCTTTAGCTACTACAAAAGCATTGTTATCATTGTTGATTTGTAAAAGAAGCTTTTTAGTAACTTGAATACTATCACCTTTTACACAAGGGTCTGCACAGTTATCACAAATTACATTCTTTACAACATAGGTTTCAGAGTAAGGAACATACCCCTGAAGCTGTAAAGTGGCTTGATTTTGAAGAGTAACCCTAATACCATATACTTTATTAGCTTGAGCAAAATAATCCTTTAAAATCACTTTTGCTGGCTTGCCTGCTGAATATTTTGTATAGTTGTAATAAAATACTCCTTTCTTTTGAATTTCATTACCTGTTGATTTTACAATATCATCAACAACACCATCACCATCATTATCTACACCAACAGCAAAATAATACTCTGCTGGTACAGGGGTTACAGTGGTGTCAATAGAGAGATGTGTTGAAGCATCAAACACACCTAATTGACCAGGTACTAAGTCAGTAAGCTTTTTGTTCTTAGCTAATACATCTTTGTTATTAGCTGTAACCAAAAGTCTAAATACATCACTTGTTCTTGACATAATCTAATCTTTTAAATTTACAATTTGTTTAATTCTAACTTGGATTGTTTGAACTGAGCTGTCTGCTGTTCTAAATCCATGCTGGCTATATAAACAGCTATATCCACTATCTCTCTATGGGTATGTTCTGGAAGTTCACAATCTTGCCTTCCTGTAAGTTCTACACCATTAGGTAACTTATACTTACTTCCTGGCAAAAAGTCTTGAGCATTATGTATATAGGCGTGTTTTCTTATATATGTTAGGTGTAGCCCATCTAAAGTAATTCCTTCAGGAATATAAAGTCTTAATCCTGCACTATCAAAGGTAGCATTGATTTCACTCCATTCATAAGAGCTTCTATCAAAAGGACTTTCTTCAAACATGTCATCATGTTGTTTTATTAAGACTCTACCTCTTCTATCTTTACATTTGCCTTTCTTCATTATAACATAAGAAGAAACATAAAACATATAATTATCAGGTAAAGTGGCTACACTACCATTAAGTGTTATAAGTTGGTTTTCTACAACCAAAGGTCTAATATTATCTATACTTCTTTGATTCTTTTCAAACCCATAAAAGGGAACTTGATAAGGCTCTGCATTATTCTTTATAAAGATTTCCAAAGCCTCATTTAATTTCCAATCTATTTCAGGTATCCTTAGATTTCTATATTGCTCTGAATCTATCTTGTTTAACTTCATCTTGAAGTCATAATGCATCTCCTGTATAGTCATATTACCTTAGTTTTTCCATTATTTGAATCCTTAAAGGCTGATTCTTTTTATTCTCAAAGAAGCTAATAGCATCTTCAATATCTCCTCCAAGATGAATATCCATATAGCTATATGAAGTTCCTGTTCTTGTTAGAATACCTTTATCAGTAGCTTCTAAAATAAATGCTTGAATTGTGTTCTTAGCACCCTCTCTACTAATAAGATTTAGGAAAGCTTCTGCCCCTGCTTTATCAATAGCTTCATCTACTTTAAGGTCTATATAGTCATTAGAGTTTCCTCTTACATTTTGACCTAAGAGAATATATACAGCTTCAATCTTTTTCTCTGTAGAAAGTTTAGAAGCTTCAATAATAGCATTTCTTTTAATAGCAGCTTTTGCAGCTTTTACAACTGTTTGCTCTTGCTCATCTGTAATTACAAATAAAGCTAAAGGGTATTTACCTTCATTGTAATCTTGCATTGAATTTGCTACTAAATCAGAAGCTTTAAGCATCTTTACCTTAATTTCATCTAAAGGTCTTTCAACATTAAAAATATTTGAACCCCATTCAAGCTTTACCTCACTAATAGGTTTTGACCAAAAAGGGTGTTTCTCATTAGGATTATAATTATCACTTAAATCAAATCCTGTAGCTTTCTCAAGCCTTTTTCTATCTTCTTCAGATAATCCTGTATCATACAATCCTGTATGAGCATTGACAGCACAAGAAATTACTTGTGGTCTTGTAAAATTCTCAGCACCACTTTTACCGTGCCAAGTGTCTTTTTCAATAGGTCTAACTTCAACTAATGCCATTGTTTTTACTTTTTTAGAAACATGGGGTTAAACCAATAACCCCATGTTTGAGTTAATAATTATATGAGAAAAAAATCTGATTAGTAACCAAAATTACGCTTCAAAATTAATTGTCCACATTTAGAAGTATCTTCAATGTGAATACCTAATTCTTTAGATACATGCATTGAGTAGTATTCTCCAGAGTGAGCCATTTGACCTCCATTCACAGGTCCAAAAGGTCCAACCAAACCTGATACATAACCAAACTTATAACCATTTTTCTTCTCTACAATTTGGATATTGCTTTCAGTTCCTGTTCCAGAGAAATCCAAGAAAATGAATCTCTGAGATTGTACAGGGTATCCTGAAATTGGGTCAATCTCCATGTTGATATTAATATCATCAAGAAGTGGCAAGTGTACAAGTTCAAGCTCAGCTCCATTGTGCATGATATACTTCACAAATTGGTATCCATAAGAATAAGCATTTGTGTTGTATTCAGATGAAGTCTTCTGTACAGGATTAAAGTTGTTATTGGCAATTCTCCAACCCCTTTTCTCCATAAGGTCTTGCATAGCACGAGAGAAAATAAGCATACCATACTCACCTGTAAATACTTTCATGCTGCGACCTTTTCCAGGTTTAACACGAGCATAGAAAATATCCATCATAAAGTTCTCAATAAGCTCTGCTGTAAGGTCAGTATAATAATGGTTATTAGCTGATTCAAGCTGTTCAAAGATACCTGCAAAAGAATCTACAGGTCTACCTGCATCAGTTTGAATACTCTTAGCTTTCCTATTATACCAATAAGCACGCTCAATTTCACGATACCATTGTTTCCAATACTCAACTTCAGCATAGTTAATCCAGAAGTCAGCAAGTTTACCTGTTTGAGTAGGTAGCTTTACAGCAAGAACTTGTTCAAGAGCATAGTCAGTTACATGGTATTCTTTACGCAATTTACCCAAAGAGTTCTTTAGAGTAATAGGAGCAGAGAATTGAGTAGAACCACCTTTGATGTCAGCTTCACCAGCAGTTGAGTAAAGCTTAGCCCATTTAGTACCTGCTTTTAGGAACATCTTTGGTAAGAATGTACTAAAGTCATCAGATACAATACGAACAGTATAAACCCAACCATTAGTACCATGTCTCTGTGGTTCTTCCATGATTCTACACTGATATTTTTGGTCAGCAGTACCTGGTGTAATAACATCAGTAGATTTGAACCAATTATCACGTAGTTTAATTTTAAAGGTAGTCCTTCCAAGACCTGGTTTATCATTAGTTTTCTCCAAGTCTTCTACTACAGTAGTAGGTGCAGTATTAGAAGTAGAAAGTTTCCATTCCCACTCATTAGAAGTTACAATCTTCTTAGCACCATTCTTCAAAGCAATACTTGAAATTGGGTTGTCAGAGTAGTAGTTCTGAGAGGAGAAAAGTTGAGACATTTTATCTCCAAATTTCTCAGGTTGAATCATCAAGGCTTTACCCAAGTTATTCAACTCAACCATAGTACCACCATCCCAAGGTAGTATTGATGTAATGAATTTGTTGTTATTTATCATATTATTTCAAGATTTAATTAGAATAAATCATAGAACTGTTTTTCCTTATAAGAACTTCCAGAAGATGAGGAAATTGTTTTACGATTCTCTAAATTAGATTTTATTTTCTTAGTTTCTTTAGTTATAATCTGTTTCTCTATTTGAGATAAATCAAAGTCATTGTGAAGTAGCTTAGCAAGCACTACTAACTTATTAGTATCTTTAAAGACCTCTGCAAGTTTTTTTTGGAACCCTGTTACAACTACTTTATCATTTACTTTCTGGTCCCTACGAGTTAAGAAGTTATAAATATTAGTTTTATCCTTTTCAGTGATTTTAAATCCTCCAACTTCTTTTTGGTTCTCTAAGATACCTTTTATATTTTCATTAAATTGTTGTAACTCCTCAGCTTGTCTTTGCTTAGCTCTTTCTTGCTCTTCTAAGAGTTGTTTCTTCCTTTTCTCAACAGTCTCTTGAATATTCTCTTTATAAAGAGTAGCTTCTTTTCTTTTGACTGTTTTAGGTAAGTTAGAAAGATATTCCTCTGTTTCATCTCTTGAGAAACCTTCTGAGAGTTTCTTTTCCCTGATAAGGTCATCTTGATATTCTTCATCATTAATATCACCTTCTAAAGGTTCTTCTGTATTTACAAATACTTCTAAGAAGTCTTTTGTTTTACCTCCATCAGAAAGGAATTTAAGATATTTCCTACCATCTTCATCAATGTTCTTAGCCCAATTATCAATCCTTTCTCTAACCTCAGCTTCATATTCTTCTTCTTGTAATTGGAAAAATCTTTCTGCTGTAAGTTCTTCTCCTTCTTCCAATTCTACATGATTAAAGATGTTGTTCTCTTTCAAATCTTTAAACAAATCATTGTAGATACTATCTACAGGTTCATTATCTTTTTTATCAACAATCTCTTTACCATCTTCTGTCTTAGGAGTTTCAAAAGTAAACTCTGGTTCTTTTTCTACTTCTTTTTTAGGCTCTTCTTTAGGTTCTTCCTTTGGCTCTTCAACAGTAGGTTGTTCTTCTTCTACTGTATCCCACTTAAAGCTTAAAAGCTCATTGTCTTGTTCTAAAACTTGTTCCATATTCTCTGCAAAATTAATAATTAATTTATATATTACATTTTGAAAATTTAATTTTCAGGGTGTTAAAGCTAATAGCTTAATTAGCACTAACTTTAGCTTTTAGTACTTGAGATTGTGCTTTTTTATCCTCAATATCAAGTTTTCTTTCCATTAGTTTTTCTTGTTTTCTATCTTTCTCTTTTTGATAATCTAACTTCTCTCTTTGTAGTTTTATGTTTTCAGCTTTTACATTAGCATCTACACCGAACTTAGCAACTTCAAGAACATCTGGTACACCATCTTTATCAAGGTCTTTATCTTCATTAAACCCAATAGAAAGTATAGCTTGCTTCTGTATATCAAGCTCACCTTTCTTCTCAATCTCTTCCATCTTAAATTGGTGTTCCATATATTTAAGGTCTTTCTCAAATTGCTGTTGAGCTTGCTGTAACTCTTGTTGAGCTTGTTGTTCTTGCTGTTGTTGCTGTTGCATAAACTCTCTTCTTTCTTTTTCAGCTCTTTTAAGGAGTTCTTCAGCTTCAGGTATAGATTGACTTCTCATTACCTTAATCAAATCAGACATCTCAATAGTTTGATTTTGCATAGCTGCATGAGAGAGTTGTTGTACCATCTGTAGAGCTTCATCAGCCTTAGTACTATTATTTACAAACACACCATAAGTACTATTCTCTAAAAGGTCATAATCCATAGTGACCATCTTTCTTGACATATCATCAAGAACATAGTTTAAATGTGATGGTTGGTAAGTCAAATAAGCTACTTTAGCTACCTCAATAAGAGATTGTAATACATTCTTCTTAACTATACTATGAACCTCAAAATAAGGTTCTAATATATTAGCTGATTGTATAATTGCTTGTTGAGTATTTCTTACAGCTTCATTACCTCCAATTTGTCCTTCTATTTGTTTTGTAATACCTACAGATTCACCACATCTCCTTTCTACATATTCTGCTAATTCTATGTACTTTTGTATATCAGACATTAGAGATAAGTCAATCTCTTTTACAGATTGAGTAATATCATTGTATCTGCTACCTTCCTCATTAGAATTTACTATACCTAATTTATTTACCTTAAAGTCATAAATCCATTCCTCTGTCTTAATACCTGCTGATTTAGGTATGATACTACCATCCAATAAAAGGGTTTTTCCTTCATCAGAAGAAATCAAAAGCTCTATCTTATACATTAATATATTATACATGTATTGATAGTACTTCATTCTATCTACTAAAGAAGTACTTTCAGAGTTCATATTATCATAACAAGCACCTATATAAGAAAGCCTACAATTATAGAGATTATCCAAATCTTTATTTTGACCTGGTACTTCTCTCATACCTACATAAATGTCTTTACCTATTTTATAGCCTTCAAATTTAGAAGGTATCCATTTCTTTATAACCTCTAAATCTCCAGCTTCCCTATTTATTTGGTAGGTCTCATCAACTAAGAACTCATAAGGCTCTCCTGTCTCTAAATCCACTCCAGATACAAATTTTACAGCCTTTGGTGCTTTCCACTCACAATGTATTACCCTTACTCCATAAGCTTCAAAATACTCATCTCTAAAGGTAAATTCAGAATTAACTACAGCACCTTCTTGAAAGTTACTATAAATATCATCAATCTGTTTTTCAGTAAGCTCATCTCCAAAGTGGCTTATAATCTGTGAAGGAGTTAAATACATCTCATAACAACCCCACTCACCTTCTTCTATATAATGGTTATCTGAGTTTCTATCATAGTCAAACCTTAAAGGGTTTATTACCTTTACCATAGGTTTACCATTAACTTCTCCAACCCAAAATATCTCTTTACCACTTATAAGACCATGCTTCCATGCTCTATTGAATTTCTCTCTGATATTTTGCTCTTCCATCAAATATTCTAATATCTGATGAGATAATATCTCTGCTGGGTCTTGATGCTCTCTTTCCATATACAAACCAACTTCAGGAGGAGTTCTTGTTTTCATCTCCTCTTCTATCTGTTGTTGCATTTGTTGTTTCTCCTCTTCAGTAAGTTCTCTACCTTGAGCTTGTTGCATCTGTTCAAGCTCTAATTGTTGCCTTATAGGAGCTGTAATACTATTTATTACAAACTGTTTAATTTGCTCAAACTCCTCTTGTTCCCTTCTTGTAGTAGCTTCTTCATTAACAGCAACTACTTTCCAGGAAAAAGGTCTTCTCATTTCCATACCTAACATAGCTTTTATCTTTCCAGATAAAATATCTTTGTTAGTAAAATCTAATGGTAGTTTTCCTACACTCTCACCATAAGGCTGACATACATACTCAAAGTCTTTTGCATTAATTCTGTTATTAAATAAATCATAGTTAATCTTCATTTTTCTCCACTCAGAAACAATGCCATCTTGACCATCAAATCTTGAAGAAGAAAAAGAAGACCTATCATATAAATCTATTTGTTCTTTAAACCATGCAAAATCATTAGCTTCCTTTTGCGCTCTTGATAATCTCTTTTTATCCATAGTTATCTTTTTCTATAAAAACCTTTTAATACTTCAAAAACCTCTGCTATCCTATCTTTTCTATCCTCATCATAAACCTTGTCAAGTTGTTCTTCCTGTCTTTGAAACATTACTTGCATTAATGCCATGACTCTGTCAACATTTACCTTTCTGTTATAAGCTATTAACTCCTCTAATAATCCTATATCATATATAGAATCTATTGTAGTTATTGGATTACCATTCTCATCATATTCTTGTACTTCAAGTAACCAATCCTTTATATACTTCTCTCCAGCATCTTTCATCTTTTCATTCATGTGACAACCATACACACGAGCTACCTTTGAGTTTTTTATATTATTAGAAATTACCCTATCAGGCTGTAAAGCTAATAAATCAAGCCTATTCATTCTCCTAAAGTAGTTCTTTACATGAGTTACCTCATTCTCAAACATAACTTCTGTATTATATAATATAGCAAACATCATGGCTATCCTTGATACATCATCACTTTCTTGAGGTCTTCCTACATATTGAGCTACTATACAATTCTTAGTCATACTACCTTTATGTACTCCTTTAAAGACATATATGGCCCCCAAAGAAACACCATTAGATAAATCTTGTCTATATGGGTCAAACCCTATTTTATAGAGACCCTTTGGTGCTGATTTTATAGGATATTCATATATTATAGGACAACCCTCTAAATTATTATCTTTAGGTCTGTAATTCCATATAGGTTGTAATTTATTCTTTAAATCTGGTTTAGCTACTACCTTACCTTCTTCAAAAAAGAGTTCTACAGGAGTTCCCATCTTTAAATGCAAGTTTCCTGACATTACTTTATTAAGCCTGTTTCTTAGCTCTACAGTAGGAAATACATTAATATTTGCCATACTAAAAGCATCAGCAGGACATAAAGGAAACTCTTGAATATGCTTCTGCAAAATTAAGCTATTTGTAGAATTATCCAAAAGTTTTTTTCTTCTTTGGTTTTCCCAAATTGTAGCAGCTTCTATATCAGAATTACCTTGCTCATCATAGAAACCTTCAAGATTCCAACTAATAGGGTGAAAAAAGCCACAAGTAGTATCCTCAGCATCTTTATCCCATATATTTATAAAAGGCATAAATCCATAGGGTATAGGATTAAAAAACATATCAGCATAATCCTTAGTACCCCCTAAAAGGTCTCCTGAAGTACCAATCAAACATATCTGTCCTGTAATCTTACTACCTGCTGTAAGTGAAGGTGCAATAGCATTAAAAGAGTCTTTTAGATTATCAAAAGCACCAACCTCTTCAAGTAATATAAAAAAGGCATCCACACCACGCATGGCATCAGGATTATCTTTAAAAGTTCTTGTAGCATCAATTACAGATTTATAACCTTTTTCTACATTAACCCCATTAACCTCTTCTATATAGCCAGCTTTTATAAAGTTCTTCTTATCAACTAATCTGTTCTTAGAAAAGCCTGTATACTCATTAAAGAAGTTCAAATACTCTAATGTTTTATCCATTGTTTGGTCAATGAACTTCTTTTCATAAGCACCTATTAAAGAAAGTTTATTCCTTATAGTATTGTATATATTAGCTATTATAAGAGATGTCTTATAAGAATAACCTCTACGACGTGCTTTACCTACTACAAAGTGGTAACCTCCATTAAGGTAATCTAAGTGAGGTTTTACAAATAAACCTAATCTATCAAGTATCTTTTGAGATATATTATCCCTTTTCTTTTTTACCTTATCATACTCTTCATTGTCAGTTTCTAACTTCTTTAGTTTCTTATTAAGCTCATTCCACTCTTTTCTTTCATTAGGCCTACTCGGAACTTGAGTCATTGAGGAACATATACCATTCCTTGCTATTTCTAATGACCAGAAGAAATTATAATCACCATCCCAAAAGTCTGGAAAACTAACCTCTTTTGTAGCTAATGTCTCTTCTTCATCTTCATCATCAAACTTCATTTTTAATATCTGAGCAAAGTTGAGATAACAATAGTGATGTCCTGTAATTTTTTCTCCATATACCTCATAACCCTCTATGCACCTCCTGAGTTGCTCTTTCCAATATTCAAGCCACTCAGGAGTACCATAAGGAGCTTCTGTGTAATAGCCTTTCTCAAGAAACCTTATGGCTTCTTGTCTAAACACAGAAGTATCTTTCCATCTACCATTATTATCTCTAATCTTACTCATCTAATTCAAAATGAATTGTTCTGTTACCAACTATAGTTATAGGAAATTTCAAATCTACAACCTCTCTAATAAAATGTAACTTTACACCCTCATCATAAAAAGATTTAAGCTTATCCTTATTACCTTTTATTAGAAACTCATTATAATCAAAATATTCTTGTTTAAATTCTTTAAAGTTATCTATTTCTTTTGCTGTTCTTTTCATATTAATTTTCTAATGGATTAATAGTTTTATTACCTCTTGTCCTTGTTTGGTCAAACAATTCCTGGTCTACCTTTTCTTTTAAGTTATTTAGTGAAGTCATAATCTTTTCTACTTTCTCAATAGCAGAATACACATCAGCTGGTTTATATACAGGTATCCCTGACTTAGTTCTCTCATTAAGGTCAATATTTAAAAGGTATTCTCGTGTCTTTATCAATGTCTCTAAAGACTGTTTATACATAACATAGTTAAAACTCCCTTCTGTCTGAAACTCTTCTATCTTATACAAAGCAAACTTAATCTCATCATCAGGCTGCCAATTTGCTGGATACTTAAGCATCTCCTTTAATTTTTCAAATCTTTGCTTATCACTATATCCAGCATAAGGATTAGTCTTCCTTTTACTGCTCATAAGTTCAATAAAGGTAAAATCCCTGATTGCATTAGATTTATCTCTGTTTGTATCTCTCTCCCATATAGTCTTAAAAGGTTCAATCAAAACAGTTTCAGGATGTGGTCTGGCTATGTTATTCTCTAATACAAATAAATATGCCATTACTCCTCTAAATAATATTTTACTCCTTTATATTTAAACACACCTTCAAAGGCTTTCTTAGCTACATTGTAATTTAAGCTGTCACTATAAAAGCTCCAATAAAACTCTTTAGTCTCTAAGTCAATAAAGTTAAACTCATACACATTTTTTACAACACTTCTCTCAATCAAGACATGCTTTGGATATTCTCTCTTCTTATTATCTAAAGCAGAAGAGCCATCTACAGTTTTTAGTTCTTTTTTATCTTTACTCCAACTTACAGTACCAGATACAATCTTAGGTAAATCATCTATTTCTTTTAACTTTTTAGCTAACTCTAAATAATCTTCCCAATATACTTTATTGCCATTAATCATAATATATGCCATAACTAACTTATAATAAATTTATACTCACTATCAACAGGTAAAGGGTTCTTCTGCTTGAACTTCTTACAAGCATCAGCATAAGAAACTCTGTTTAGCTCCTCATAAAGAACTGAATCAATAAAGTAGTCTTTCCTGTCAATAAACAAAAACTCAACCTTAGAACTTACCTTGTCATAGGTCTTTACTACAAATACTTCTATAACTTTCATATTAAAACTCTTTGATTAAACAATAACTTACTTCTTTTTGATTACCTATAAAATCCAATATCTTATAGTAATCAGCTGTATTATTAACTACCTGACAACCTGTACTCCAACCTCCTATAAGCCTTGTAATAACATTATAAGGTTGATAACTTGCTGTGTGAAAGTTAATACCAATAATACCTTCTCTTAACTTTCCAATCTCCTCAACCTTCTCATTCTTATTCCAATCCCTGTAATACTTAATATTATTGGCTTGCTTTAAAGCCCTCATCTTACCTTTATGTAATCCAGGTGTCCAAAGCTTATAATACCACTCATCTGTTTTAATAACAGCACAACCCTCAGAATTATAAGTATCATAATTCTTTAAACCTGTAAGACCAGCATTAGTAGTTCCTGTAGTTACCATGATAAATTTTTCTCCCTTAAAAAGGTAAAACTTATCATCAAACTCATTGAACTTATCTTCTTTACTCTGTAATCCTAATATCCAATATCCATCAGGAATACCTTTAAAACCTTGCAAAGACTTAACCTTGTTAAGCAATTGCTCATCTGTATACTTTTTCATTATTTAAAAATTATTGCTTTATATTTCAATTCTTCCTCTGTACCATCTTTATAATAAACCCTTATAACTTTTGTGACACTGTACCTATCATTATTTATATGCACAGGAAAACTACCTGATACAAACTTTACTTTCAAAAGCTTATTATCATAACCTAATATCTTAGTACAACCTCCACAACCAGGTTCTACATAAGAAATCTTATCCTTTATATCCTCTATACTCTCATAATTAAAAAGTACATTACTGCCACTTTTAATTACTCCTAAATCTATCTCTTGTTCTTTAAATTTACTCATTGTTATATCTTTTTACCAACCCCCTTAAAAGGAGTGAATTTACTATTCCTCTTCTGCCAAAACATGTCTGTCTTAGCATCAAAAACTAATCCTGTATCACAAAAAATATACCATTGCTTCTTACTCAACATAAAAGGGTAACAAGGCTTATCACATGCTTTATCTGCAAATTGTAACTCTGTAGTCTTACAACCACATATCTTACAACTCCCATTATTATAACATTCCCTATCCATACTATCTATCCTAAGCTCAATCTGCTCTTTCAGCCACTTAGGTAATAGCCAACTTAAATCAACACCATAAAGCTTCTTGCTATAATATAACCTATACCTTATATTACCTTGTATATAAGACAATATATTCCTTACTGTTGGTCTTGCTCTTCTTGATGGTTCTTTAAAAAGTTCTTGCATTTTTCTATGTGTATTAAATATCTTTTTCTTGACTCCTCTGTAAATGAATCTTTATTGTTCTCCACAAACTCTTCTAACTTTTTTGTCATAAGCTCTATCCTCCTTGCTTGTGGCTTCATATAACAAAAACCTTGTAAATAAATCTTCTTGAAATCATAACTATCCAAACACTCCCTTACATACTCAAAAAGGCTATTTACCATCATCTCAAAATGACAGAAATCTAAACCTTCATACTTATCCCTTATAACCTTAAAATAACAATCCTTTACATAATCAAAAGTCTTAGAACTATAAGACCTTTCCCTATGTACCCCATTAGTTCTTATCCTGTTCTTCATAATTCTCTATCTTAAAGTTATAAACCATCTTATCATTATCACTCAATAAAATAGGTACAATATCATAACTATCAATTGCATTCTTAATGATAAAACCTTTCTTCCTTAAAGAAGATAAATAATTAGTCAAACTACTAAAGCTTAAACCTAATTTATCCATCACAGCCTTTCTACCTGTCTTATCAAACTTATCCTCTAAACCTTTCAAAAACATAAACTCTGATAAAACATTAATCTCCCCCTCTGTTAACCTTCTTGGTAACATAGGGTTTATTAACTCTAAGTGTCTCCTATAATATAAAGAACCACTTAAAACAATACTCTTACTTATTACCTTCATCACTATTTAACTTTAACGCTACAAAATTACAAAACTTTAATCAATAAAAAAAGTGTTTAGATATTTAATCTAAACACTTGAAAATTAACCATTTATATATACAACAAAACAATCAGTATTCTATACAATATCTGCGAAAGTAACTTTTTGCCCTTCGCGCGTAAATCAAACTTCATTTCATGAACTTTTCTTTTTACGCTCCGAAGAGCTCAAAAAAGTCCTCCCTAAGAGGCCCTTCGCGCTCCCAAACCTTCTTAAAATCTCGTATTAACCCTTGTTAATCCTCATAATAAAAAGTGGAACAAAAGAATCTCTTAGTGACTTACCATTTGATTTATGGTGAAGTGTGTTTGAAGCTCTTTATCTTTTCAGGCGGTTACAATCTAATCAAACATATTATTAAATAATACTCTTAGATATTTGCCCTTAGTGTAACAATACTAATTCCTTAGCATGCAAATTCATCTATGTACACTAAACTACTAAATTCCCTCCCCGCTTTGGCTTGCTAAACCTGTTTAGTCCTGTAGCTCTCTCAGGTGACTTCTATGAGCCTTTCCGTTGCATAACTAATCCAGTGCTAATTTAACAACTATGTACCATATCCTTTCTCAAGGGACTACCTGTTCTGCGGTGTAGTACTGAAATTTATTGAACTTATCAGTTATATATTGCTTAACCCGAAGCTTATCAAATTAAGGAACTTTCCCCTAACCTATATAACCTATCAAACTTTGTGACCTATGGCTCTCTTATCCAATATGTAATGCCTTATTGCTACTCAGCTACTTTCCTAATAGTAACCATAAAACACCTTCTTTAGGATTATATACCAACTAAAATGTATCTTGAACTCTTCAGTTTACTGCTACATCTGAACCCACTTTTAGAACAGTAGTGGTGGTCAGGGGCAAAGATACAAAAAAAATATCACATGACAAAGTAAAGTAAAAAATTTTTCTGGAAATTTTTTGATTTTGTGAGTGAGAATAAAGATGTGAGCCTATTTACAAGAGACCCCCCACTAATTCTGGAATAACAAACTCCCCCTCCCATATTTGGGGGAGTACTAAATTACTTACATCATGGAACTTGAAGTTATCATTTCTTCTTTTGAATCTTCCATACCTGCTAAGGCAGATTCTTTGTGCAACTCTTTCAAAAGTTTTGTACACAACTTTGATGTGTTTGTCTCTGAATCTTTGGCATCAGGTTCTCTTGACTCTACATCAAATGTTCTTGTTGCTCTACAATACCTAAAAGACCATGGCCATTATCTTGATAAGATAAAAGGAGATTGGAACTTTTATAGTATTGCAGTAAGCACAAATGAAGCTGTATACACCTTATATGAATATGGTATAAGACCTAAGCTAAGTTGTGCTTTAGATAAAGAACTCGTTAACTTGTTTGAGAGGTCTACATTCTTAAAGGAGTTAATTAGTGGAGATTGGGCAAAATCTATGGTGCCTACACAACAAGAGTTAGAATATCCATTCTAACTCATAGAAAGGACTTGATTCTCAAGTCCTTTCTTCATCTTTCTTTCAGAAAGATGGGTTTATAAGAACCCACACATCTTCTTGAATTAACTTAAATACTATACATCATGAACTTTTGGAAATCCTTTTTCAATGTTAAATCAACAATTTTATTGTTGTCACTTACTGTCTTCATTGCATTAGTAGGTGTTCTTGACCCTAAAGGTGATACTTTTGAGTTTTATACTTTTACAGGTATAATACTCTGTCACCTTATGTTATGGGGTCTTGAAACTAATCAAAGTATGAATAAATACTTTGATTGGCATCAAAAGAAGAATGGGCTTTAATGCTCATTCTTCTCCTTTATTGTTTAACTCTTAAATATTATTATCATGAAAAAGTTCTTAAACTCCTTTATTGATGAGGATAATTATGGTGAACTAATAGGATTAATAGCTGTTATATTTGTTATAACAGCAGCTTACCTATGGACTTCACTACTATAAAAGGGGAGAAATCCCCTTTTATTTTTATACCATATATATTATATGGTATAAACCTTTTATCTATAAAGGGGGCTAATAAGTGTCTACTAAATAGAAAGGTTTCTCTTCCCTGAAATAAGTGTCAACTCAGCAGCCTTATTTCCCCTTTTATCTATACCATAATATATATGGTATAATTAACCCTTTTATTGCTTCCTTTCAGGAAGCTCTTTTATAGGGCTTTTCAAGCCCTTTCGGGTTTTATTCTAAAACCCTCAAATTACAAGAGAACCCACACTCTTTCTTGTATTT